TGGGGATTTGCATAGTGGTAGTGCGGTAGACTCTGACTCTACTTGTGGGAGTTCGATTCTCTCATCCCCAACCAAAAGAGAATGAGGCGAACACGGTGTCAATCAAAATGGTTGGTTCAGTGTTCGTCTTATTTTGTCCCCTGCCGAAAATCAGGAAGTAAGCAAAAAAGACCCAAACCTCGCATGAAATGAGGTTTGGGTCTTTTTTCGTTTCGTTTCTTGGTAGAATCTACCGAAATTCGGAATAATTTGCCGGAATATAGGGTTTTCCGCCAAAATGCAGACAAGCCGAGTACATATCGGCTAAAATTATCGGCAAAGGAGACCAAAGGCTATGATTAGGATTTTGCTGTCTACCCGCCTTGGCGAACGGCGGATGACACAGAGCGAACTCGCTCGTGTAACGGGGATTCGCAGCCAGACCATCAACGAGTTGTACCATGATTTTGCGGAGCGTGTGAATCTGGACGACCTCGACCTCATCTGTGAGGCATTAGACTGTAATCTCGATGACCTCATTGTGCGAGAACCCAACCCGGAGCGCAGGGTTAAAGAGGTGCGCCATATCCCCCAGACCGTGAGCAAGTCTCGCAAGAAATAACCCCATCTCCTGCCCGGATGCACGTTATGCGTCCGGGCTTTTTTCGTTATCGTCCGGCACGAATTCCAGCAGATCGGCAGGCTGGCAGTCCAGAACGGTGCACAGCTTGTCCAGAACGTCCAACGGAATATGCTTGACGGAGTTGTTGTTCATACCCGACAGAGTGGGCTGGCGAATCCCGGTCATGGCGACCAAATCCTTTTGCTTGATACCTTTTTCGGCAAGTACGGCTTTCAACTTGATGCGAATCATGTAAGCACCTCCCTTTTCTTCACTATATCACACTCACCCGAAAAATGCAACGCTTTTCGTAAAAATATTTACGAAAAATGTTGTTTTGCTATTGACATACAACGAAATTCGTTGTATAATATAGACATAGAGAGGAGGTTACGAGGTGCAAGGGAGCAACCCAAAGGGGGTGATGCTCCATGACAAGCAAGGAATTTGCAAAGCTCACCAGAGCCGAGCAGGTAGCCCGCTTTGAAGCATACAAAAAAGCGGCTCAGGATCGCACCCTGAACCGCTAACCGCTAAAAGCCCGTTATCCACAAGCCCCTTGCACCTCCATTTTATTTTTTTATTGAAGATTTGTCAAGAGTAAATCGGAGGTTTTCAGCATGAAGTTCATTGACATTAACCGCGAGTTCACCGCAGCAGCCAGCAGCTACATGGCACAGGGCTACTACATCAACGCCGGAACGATGGGCGGAAGCCAGGGCGAGGTCGCTCACATCGACCTCACCAACGGCACCGAGATCATCCGGGTGCTGCTCACCACGTTCAACAACTACCTCGGCACCGAGGGTGTGGAGCTGATTGTTGGCCGGGTCAAGGACGACATCAAGCCCAATCAGGAAGACCGCTGGAGCACCGTCTGGAATGAGCGTCTGGAGGTCATCAGCAGCAAGAAGTTCTACCGTCTGAACAACCGCGCACAGGATGGATTCTACGGCACAGAGGAGGAAGCAAACGCCGCCGAGGAGAAGCGGTTTGACCGCTACAAGAGCCGCCGCAGCAATGACAGTGCGGTGGATGTGACCACAAAGGCCGCTCCGATGGTCAAAAGGTACGTCCACGAGAAGTTCGGTGTCCGGCGCGTGAAGATGGACGATATCAAGGTCGTCAAGCACGGTGGCCGCTACACCGTCACCTACCACAAGCACGCTGCACAGCTGCACTAAGGGGAGGGCGCAAAGATGGTCACGATTCAGAGCCAGAACTTCGGCGTTGAGATTGAAATGACGGGCGTTTCCCGCGGAACAGCCGCCTCCGTCATCGCCAACTACTTCGGTGTCGGCGGTATCCACTTTGCAGGTGGCACCTACCAGACGTACGAGGCCAAGGATAGCAAAGGTCGCGTATGGAAGTGCATGAGAGACGGTTCCATCACTCCCCGGCGGCGCAGAGGCGGTGCAATCGTAGAGGCAGACGATACCTACCGCTGCGAGGTCGTGACCCCGATTCTCCAGTATGAGGACATCACCGACCTGCAAGAGGTCATCCGGGCACTGGTCAAGAAGGGTGCCATGGCGAACAGCTCCTGCGGTATCCACGTCCACGTTGACGGTGCGAACCACACGCCCGAAAGCCTCTGCCGGCTGCTGAACTTCGCCACCGGGCGGCAGGATCTGTTCTACGAAGCCCTGCAGATCGGCAACCGCGCAGACCACTGGTGTCACAAAATCAACCCTGCCCTGTTCCGTGAAATGAAGAAGAACGGCCGGGCAAGCCGGAACGATGCAGAGCGCATCTGGTACAGCGTGGTGAATGACGGATATGATGGAGGCGTGGATTCTTCCCACTACAACAGCACCCGGTATCACGGAATCAACCTCCATGCATTCTTCACAAAGGGCACCGTGGAGTTCCGGTTGTTCAACGGAACCACCCACGCCGGGCGCATCAAAGCATACGTTCAGTTCTGCTTGGCAATGAGCGCATGGGCTATCAACTGTGACCACGACAACCTTCACTTCAAGTCCATCAGCGGGTACACCCAGCAGCAGAAGCACGATTTGATGATGCGGGTGCTTACAAAGCGTCTGGGCATGAGAGGCCCGGAATTCAAGACCGCCCGGTTGCATCTCACCTCTGCATTTTTGACAGAGGCCGAGAGTGAAAATACCGCCGCCTAAAAACCGAAAAGCTGCGCTATCTGGCTATACGGGCATTTGGAGGATATGACAATGAAACTTTACAAATACTCCGGCACCATCGAGGAGCTTGCCGTTGAACGCGGCCGAATCTCCTATATCAAACTCTTTGATGTGACCGACTTCGACAAAGCACCAACCAGACTGGAAGTCTTCGGTGCGCTCGGCAAGTACATTGAGGCCATCGAGGGAACCGATGCCGAAGAGCGGTACATCAAGAGCGATTGGTACTTTGACAGCAACCTGTATCTGCGCCGCATTGAAGTCCCCGGCGTGGGCGATTGGCCGGCAAAGATTATCACCCAGTCGCCTGACGACATCGACCAGCTGGAGATTTTCGGAGAGCGGGAGTACATCGAAACCAGCAAGCCAAAGTCGATGCCCGGCGAGGAAGTGAACCGCTGGCTGATGTGGGAACGCCAGAACATGAAGTAAGGAGGTCATGACCATGTTCAGTATTACCGATAATGAGAGATTGCGGGATGCGTATGCGCTTCTGATGTTCATGCAAAACGATATTCCTGCCTCTGCTGAGAAGAAGGGCGCCGTGAAAAATCTGGCCGCAACTGTTAAGAGGGAGATTCGGAGCTACAACAACCGCCCGGCTTCCAATGTGCGCATTATCAGCGGCGACTATAATGGCCATCTGGATTTGGTTCGGCTGCCCGATGAACTGGACAGGATGCACGAAGAGGCTGCTGCTGACTGGTTCCGCAACAACTGCTATCTGGAAGCTTACAACAGCCAATATGACTGCACAGGGCAGGAGTTCACGAGCTGGTATAAGCTGTTCAGGCGGCAGGGCCACTGGTTTGCATATCACTCGGTTAGCCGAGATGTTTAAGGAGGAAGTACAATGACGGACGAAAAAGCTATTGAAAAGATGCTCTATGATCAGCAGCAGGGCTGGCCGCTGTGCCCCCGCTGCGGCGAGAGGATGCCGGACAAACTGACCCACGGAGCACTGAGCCGCCACGCCAAGGGCGTGTACATCTGTGAGGCTTGCGGCACCGATGAAGCCCTCCGGGACTGGACCGGGAACGTCAAACCGCTGTCCGACTGGGTGCTGGTTCGCGTATACAATGGAGATCTTCGGAGGTAATCGATATGGAAGAAATGCTCCTGTCACTGAATGGGCCGTGGTCAAACGCAGCCTGCATCGGCTACTGTGTCATGGCGATGCGCAACGCCGGTTTGAGTGAGAAGACGCAGCGCAAAGTCCTCGATGAACTGACCCGGTGCTTCGACGATGTGAGTGTTGAAGATGCTGCACAGATGAAGTTCTAAACAAACAAAAAATCCCCCTACACTGGCCCGAAGGTCAATGCAGGGGGATTTTTGCGCGCTACCGAGGTAGCCAAATATAAAATCAAGAGTGGACCATGCCGGGCCGCTCTCTACAAAAGCCGAAGCTTTTCAAGTGCCTCTATTTTACACGGCACTCATGCAGCAGTCAAGACTTTTTGCCCAGTGCTGCGGTCATAACATCAAAGGCGTGTTCGATGACGGCATCCAGCACCTCGTCGGTGATGGCCCAACGGATAGCCGCCGGGCACTTGGCGCGGAGAGCAGCGAACACCTGCTTCTTCTTTTTGGCGCCCTGACCGCTGCCCATGATGGACAGCTCGGCCTTTTTGACCAGTTCCAGAGCCAGATCCTTGACGGTGGCCTTGTAGCCCAGCCGGATGCCCCCGACTGCCAGTGCGATAAAGCCCGCCAGCATCAGGACGATGGCGACGGGAGCGGGAATAAAGTTCAGCATAGCTTCCATGATATTGCCTCCTATAAGTATCAGCGGCGCGGAGAGCCACCCCTGCGCCGTTTTGTCGTGTTGGTTATATCGGATGTTTCACAGGTACTTGGAAGCCCCGGATATGGCCTTCCAGCTGGCAGGGCCGCAGATACCGTCCACGGTCAGTCCGTGCGCCTCCTGCGCTTTCAGCAGAGCGTTCTCGGTGCCCTCGCCAAAAATGCCGTCCGGGGTCAGCCCCAGCAGCCGCTGGAGCATCTTCGTGGCTGCACGGTTTGCATCCCCGGTGCAGCCACGGCGGATGGTCGGCAGAATGAACTTCTGGTAGGTGGTGCTGGGGTAGTGCAGCGGGGCATCGCACAGCCACGTTGCCTTTGCATCGCGGGTATCGGTGTGTACGATGGCGCAGCCGTCATACCAGTAGATGCCCACCGCCTTGAAATACTGGGCGGCGATGATACCCAAAGCCACAGGATTGATGCTGCGGTCTACAAGCCGCCAATCCGCAGCCATACCATAGCGGTGCTTGCTGCCAGAGCTGCCGCCGACTGCCGCATTATGCGAGAGGCAGCGGTATCCGCTGGTCACCTTGATGGCCTTGCCCAGCTTGTCCCGGATGGCCTGAAGTTTTTCGACCAGCTCCGAATCGACCATCTGGCGGCTGCATCCACAGGGGCACTTGAAGTCCTTGCGGGTGAAGTTCTTGCTCAGGGCAGATGTGTCGCTGGCCTGATAGACGATGACTCTCATGTAGAAAACCTCCTTCAAGAGAAGTCGTGCTTTTGAAGCCGCTCGTTGTACACCCGCTTGATATTCGCTACCGCACAGATGCAGCGGTTGTTTTTGTAGTTGGGGTGACTGCGGCAGTAGTCCTCATAGGCATCAATGATGGCCAAAGTCTCGATAAAATGCTCCCTCGTGTGGTGCTTATCATCAATCAGCTCGTCATTGAAGCGCAGAATCTGGGTGCGAAGAAGGTTCGCATTCCGCTCATCATCGACCCGGATGTGTTCATCCAGCTTCTTTTGAGTTTCCTGCTGCTTCTCCAACACCTCGGCGTTAAGAGCGTGCCCGATCCATTTGACAATGGCCGACCACGGATTCAGTTTGATGGGGGCGATCTGGACCAGCGTAAGGAGGACTATCAGCGTCCCGCCCCCCGCCGTCAGTATTTCTTGGATACTCATTGTGTCCTCCTGCACAAAAAAGGCAGCCACACCCCGGCGGGTGAAGCTGCCTTTTGATTTTATTCTGCTGCATCCAGCATATCTGAGTGGCGAACCAGAACGTAGTCCTCAAGAATCTGATTTCGCAGGGCATCGTTGTTGCAGCCCTGCATAAGTCCCAGATAGCTCTGAATCACGCTCAGGGCGTACTCAAGTGGAACCTCGCCGCGGCCATAGGCCTCTCGGACATACCGAAGATGCTTCTTCATGCCGAGAGAAGTCTGCCGCCGCAGTTCAATTTTTTCAGGGGAAATTTTGCGGCCAACGAACTCGACCGCATGGCCGAGAGGAATAACGGCAGTTTTGTTGTTGAGCTGCAAGCCGAGATTTTCGTGGAGATATCCGTCAATCTCTTCCACGGCCTCCCAAGCTGCCTTTTTCCCATCGACCAGCAGAAGCATATCATCCATAAACCGAGCATAGTACGGAACGTGCATTGTGCGCTTGATGTAGTGATCCAGAGGCGTGAGAACAACATTTCCAGTCATCTGGCTTATGATTGACCCACACTGCATCCCAACGCCAGATATGCGTTCAGCAGTGGTTACGTCGGTGCAGTCAACAGGAAGTCCCAACGGACGACCATCCGCCCGGACGGCCGTTTCGAGAAACCACACCATATCTGGGTCGTCCAGCGGGCGAGTAAGTTCTCGCAGCTGAACATCAACAGGAATCCGAAAGAAGAATTTGGCAATGTCAAGCTTGACGACCCGCCAATCTCCATTCATCCTTGCTACGTTTCGCATCCATTGCTGAATGTCATAAGCCGCCTTTAGAGGCCCTCGTCCATCGATACTTCCGTAGCTGTACTCGTACATAGACTTCAAATAGATAGGCCACAGAACATTGTAGGCTCCGCAGTTTATCACTCGGTCATAGAACGGCAGGCTGCTGATGATGCGCTTCTTGGGGTAGTATTCATAAAATTGGTGAAGTTCGCCAACATGATATTCATGCCATTGAAGCTGATTCACCGAGTTTATCAAATTTTCCTCAAGGTGGTCGGTGTACCTAAGCACACATCCCTGATAACGCCTGTCTTTACTTGCCTTACGGTAACCGTCATACAAATTGTCGAACGTTGCAAAACGCTCGAAAACGTGTCGGTGCTTTTCCAAAAAATCCAACTCCTTGAGGTCGCCGAACAGCGTGCGCCGTACGCTTATAGCGTCGGAACGCAGACTGCGAGGCTAATATTTTTAGGCCGCGAAATGCAACCAAGGAAACCAGCCCCTTTATCACCTCTGCACTGAGAGCAAGCCCTTGAGCTTGCAGTATCTGGCTTGGAGGCAAAGCGGCGCGGAAACCGATATCATCGTCCACGTTGGACCGCGGGTTGTTGCCGTTGAACGAGCCGAGGCCGTTGGAGGGGTTGTGCCAGCTGCAACCAGAAAAGAAAGCGCGTGACGGCTGGCTCCCTATGTTTTCGAGTTGGCCTTGACGGTATTGAGCCAACTCCCCAACAACTTTCCGATTTCGACAAGCTGCTTGCTCCATACCTCGTACTTGTGCATAGAAACAAACCGCAGTCGAAATGCCACACGCAGGTAGTGCTGCAATTTTGTGTTTGCAACGTCCAGTTCCTGCAACGTGGTCTTTTTGAAGTATTTTTTCTGCGCTTCCACAGCCTTTTCAAGCATCACATCCATAACGAGTTTCATGTCGGCTGCCATCGCAAACTTTTCGGATTTCGGGAACTGCTGGAGTACAGGATACGCATATTCCATCATATCCTCGATTTTTTGTAGGGTCGGACCAGTAAAAAGTTCGTCCTGTTTTCCTTCCATGCGGTAGACCTCCTTCCGAACGCGGGTCAGTATAACAGAAAACAGCTTGAAAATCTGCTTTTCGGTGGATTTTACCGAAAAAACGGCAAAATCCACCGATGCAGAAAAAATCAATTTTATAAACGACCCCGCTTCGCGGGGTCGAGGGGAACGTGACTGCGCTACCGCGCAGTCATCAGGTCACAGACGGCAGTTTGCAGTAAGCGGCGCGGAAACCGATAACATCGCCCACGTAGGACCGCGGGAGGCTGCCGTAGAACGAGCCGAGGCCGTAGGAGGGGCCGTGCCAGCCGCAACCAGAAAAGAAAGCGCGTTCCTCATCGCTATTACGGAACCAACAGGTATGACCTGCGCACAGATCGGAGCTGGAATAAGGCATCATGCCCAACGCCTGAAGCAGCAGTTTTGCATTTGCGCCAATGTCCGCACTGCAAGTGATAGAGCCAAACGTGCAGCTAGGCCAATCGCCATCCGCATTTTTGTGGGTGATGGTCTTGGCCCACTGAAGTTTGCCGCCCACGATGTCAATCTTGACGGAGTTGGCGGTGGTGCCTTTTCCGTCCGGGGTGATAAAGCTACCATCCACGCAGCTGATAGCTTTCCACTCGGTCGAGGTCGGAGACTGGCTGTGTGCGCTGTCTGCGCCGTTATTGTTGACAAGGAACTGGATTTCGCCATACACAGAACGAACTGCGCCCATCCACTCCCATACGTTTCCAGTCAGACCAGAAATACCGCTGGGGCTGTTGTCATGATACCATGTCAGCGGGCCAGTACCAGTTGCGACACGACCAATCTTATCGCCACTCATATAGGTCGGGATAGCCTTATAGAACGATTCACTGTCGTGGCGGCCATAGTTGTTGTTGCCTTTCGGAACGAAGCCGGCAGCCTCACACATACGCTGAATCAAGCCCCACTCCATGCGGGTCATCAGGTGCCAGCCCTCGCCCTTAGCCTCGCAATACTGGCGTGCGTGGTCCATATCCAGCGATGCCGCAGGGTCAACGCCGCCAAGAGAGTATGCGCGGCCATCCTGCACGATGTTCTGGTACTTGGAGATGTAGATTGCGTCCACTTCCTGCCCGTTGACGATGAACGCCGGATGCACGGCGGCGGATTCGCCCATGCCAAGCTGCTTATAGGTCATCTTCGGGATCTTCACCATGATGGACGGCATACCGGCATTGTCGTAAATCAGCTCATTGCCGGGTGCAAGGCCAGTGACGGCCAGATTGGTCAGGTCAAAATTTGCAGCCATAGTAGTTACCTCCTATCAGTCGATGGCCCACAGGGTCAGGGTCACATTGTTCATGGAGAAAGGAATCGGCTCCGCCGGGGTGCTGTTGCCCATGCGGGTGCCACCCTCGGCGTTCTCCTCGCCGTCTGTGGTCACTTCCTCAATGGGCTCCGGCTGGGTGTACTGGCGGGCAGGGATATCGATTTCCGCCACATAGCTGCGGCCGGCAGCTGCGCCGATGACCAGCTCACCATAGCTGTCGTAGCACACATCGATGTGAACGTCACGGTCGTCCTCGCGCTTGGCGAGGTTGATGGTCAGGTCATCATCGAAGCAGATTTTGTTCTTGACGACCTCGTAGGGAATCTTGGTGCCGGAATTTTTCTCGATAACGGTCATTTCAGAGTACCTCCGATTGCGATGTATTTGATGGTGGCAGACTTTGCGGAGCCGTTGTAGGCCAGCTTGAAGCCGTTGACCAGCTTCTCGCTGACCTCAATATCCCCGACCGGACCATCGGATTTGACCAGTTCGGTCATAACCAGATAGCTGGTGCTGCCCATGTTTTTGCCCAGCGACACGCTCTTTTTGGAGTTGTTGCAGGGATAGGTACGAGCATTGGTCAAGTCAACGCTGCCGGACACGATCTGCCACGTGTTGTCGATGCCAGCAACCGTTTCGTCCAGCTGCCAGCCACGCTGCCGAACCTCGTTGAGCAGCATACCGAATGCAGCATACAGGTCCCACACGCCCGCCTCGATGTTATTGAAATGTGCCTGATCCTGAGGGGTGCCCTGCTGCATCACCTTGCCAGCGGGAGTGATGGTCCATGTTCCGTCATGGTTGTCGGTGATGACGTACAGACCGGGCTTGTCCGTTACATGGTCAAGCCATACCGTTTTTGCGTACACGGTCATTCCTCCTTTTTCTTCTCGGTAAAGGTAAAGTCGAACCAGTACAGAATACCAGTCTGACCTGTCGAGATTTTGATGTTTACGTCCTCGTGCGCCCAGACCTGATTGTCCGAGTTGAGCAGCTCCACACGATTCACCGTAATCTCGCCCAGCCCGGTGATGGACACTCTGGCGCGGACAGTACCATCAGCCAGAATGTCGATGCCGGAAAGCGGAACGGTGTAGTAGGTCGAGCCGACACGGAAACGCGCACAGGCAATGCGCCGTTTGAGATAGCCCCGCAGGTCTGCGAAGCCAGCCGAATCAATCATGCTGCTACCTCCTTAAAAATTTATTCCCGGTGCGCTGCCGCACACCTTTGCGATGTAAGAAACGCCGAGGCCGGATTCCTCGGCAACAAGCCCTCCGCCTGATGTACCGCCGGATGTGGCGGTTGCCGGATGCAGACCGGCTGTCAGGTCGCCGGATGCCGGGGCCGCGTATGTGCTGCTGCCGTCTGCGGTCTGCACAACAACATACCCCGCATCATCGAAGCCCTGCGTGGCCGTCTCCGGGTAGGTTCCAGCCAGTTTCTCCGGTGCATAGGCTCCACCATTGTCCACCGTCAAAACCTCGATTTCCGAGGCGGCAGTGCGGCCCTGTGTGGCTGTGGCCGGGAACGTGCCAGCGTCAAGCTGCCCGGTGCGGGGGTGAGCGTAGCTGCCGCCGAACTCGTCCGTAACGATGATGATATTCCCAGCGGAGATGCCGCCCTGTGTGGCCGTTTTGGGGAAAGTGCCGCAGCGGCGCACCGCATACACGATATAGCCGCTGCTGGTCACGATCTCGATGCCGAACGTGCTCTGGTAGTATACACCATCGTTGTGCGACCGCAGGCTCTTGTAGTAGCCGATGGCCCACAGCACACGTTCGGTGCTGACGTAGGACGCATCGGAGCCGCTCATGTCCAGCATGACCCGGAAGTGGTACGGCTCGCCGCCATACTGCCACCATTCCTCCAGCCGGGAGCCGGGATAGATAGCCCGGATGCCCCGCAGCACAGCCCCGGCGGTTCCCCGGTGACGATGGATATAGGGCGCAGACTTGATGGTGCGCCGCTTTGCAGCGAGGTCGTAGTCGTGGTCGTACCAGTCTACGGCGAAGTCCTTTGCCAAAATGTCCAGCAGGTCTTCCGGCAGCTGGTCGATGCGCGTGTAGATTTGACCGAGGTTGATTTCATCCAACCGCTGCTCCAGCACGTTGGCGATAGAGTGCGCCAGAGCAACCATTTTCGGGTCTTTCTGGAGCGCAAGCGGGAAAGAATCCATCATCCGCTCGGCGGTCAGGCCGTTATTCATCCTCGTACCCTCCGCTCTTCACAGTGACCGTGCCCACCTTTGCTACCTGCGGCACCTTGTCGGAGGTCAGGTCAACGGACGGTTTGCCATCTTCCAGCGGGGTAAAAACAGGCTGTTGCAAGTCCACGCGCTTGATGCCAACTTCCAGCAGCAGATACCGCAGCTTGTCCGGGTTGATATCCCGGCCCATCTTGCCAGACTGCCAGCTGATGTACTGCTGCACAGCCTCGTTTACGCGGGCTTGTGCATCCGCGGCAGAGATGTCTCCATCGCGGGTCAGGTAATAGGTCAGGTCGATGTTGTAGTTCACCACATCAGGATCACCAGAAATGACGTGGTCAGTCAGAGGCCGTACCTCATCGGCAGAGCAAACCTCCACCATCGCTTTCTTGGTTTCGTCCGGGGCAATGCCGCCATCATCCATGATGGCGTACAGGCAGACAGTGCCGGGGCTCGGGGAGTTCGGCACCACATCGGCGATTTTGGTAGACACGCTCTTCGCGAAATACTTGTAGCTGCCAACAGGCCCTGCGCTGGACCACGCTGCCTGACTATCAAGCAGAAGCTGGTAGAACTCGTCATCGTCCGGGGCATCGCTGCCGTTTGCGCTGGCCGTGACGTTGGAGCAGCCAGAATAGTAGTCGTACACATCAACAATGGTGTTGATGTCGCCGACTGCAAAGTCGTTCCCGACAGTGCCGGAGGTTTGGCATACCACCGTAACGTCCGTATAGGTCGAACCGATAGGCACATATTCATCTGCCGTGGTTGCCCAATACAGCGAGGCGTTTGCGTCCGTGACGCGAGTGCCGGACGGGATGAGGATTGCACTCTGCCGCGCCTCGCTGATGTTGAAACGCATGGTGCAGGTTGCTGCGGTAGGCTGCGGACGCTGCTGCAAGTAGAACAGCTCCGCCAGCGCATCCAGATTCCCGCCATCCGCCCGGCTGGGCAGATTCTGGTTGTCAGCGTGATTGCTGAGGGCACGCTCGTAGATTATCGCGTCCTCAATCCACGAGATGAACAGCCGTTCCGGGCTGCCGGGGCGCACGGATGTGCCAAAAAACTGCTCATACCCCGCACAGAGCAGCGCATCCAGTTCGTCAACGTCGGTGCTGATGAACTGGTGGTCTGCGGTACTACGCATTGATGCTCACCTCCACAACGGGAAGCATCGTTCCGGGGTTGTCCTTGGAGGATTTGAACGTAGTCCCCATATAGGTGGCTCTCGGTTCAAACCGTTCGATGGCTTCCTTGATGGCGGCGCAGAGCATAGGCTGCGCCACGTTTTCCGGGCGGTCAAGAATATCCGAGATGTCGATGCCAAACTCCCGGTAGCCCGGCACGGTGCCTTTCGGCGTGGATAGGATGACGGCGATGTTCTGCAGAACGCTGGCCACGGTATCCTGCTCGCCGAGGGAAATGGCAGTCAGGTCATTTGCCGACACCAGATAATTGCTCATAAAATCGCCTCACTCTCTCGGATATTCCAGTAAAGTGACGCTCGCAGTAATCCATGTCGGAACGCCGAAAGCGTCTGTGTACTTGGTCTTAAATCTCGCGGATTTGATGACCCACCGATAGCTGCCAAAGACTTCATTGCCGAGGACAAACGGCAGCGTCGTGTGATTATCGACATACCCCTTCAGGATCTCGCGCTGCTTGCTTGGAGCCACGCCAAGGTACGCCGAAAGTTCAATATCGAACGTGATGGTGTCGGCATCCGTGCCCGTAAACTCGGCCAGAGCCTTGCCTCCGGCACGCTGATGGGTGGTGTATCTGGCAGACACGCTCTGCACCATGTCCTTGATGGTTTTGACGTAACCATCGAACACGGCAAAGATAATGCCTCCGAGGCATCCAACAATCACGGATAAATCCCTCCCAACACGAAGCCGTCAGCGTTGAAGCACGGCAGGTACAGACAGATCACGATGTCATCAATGGCGGGCACCCACCATACCACATGGGATTTGTGCTGGTGGTTGGTCGAGTTGTCCGCTCCTGTGACCTTTTCCTCTTCGTCCCAAATCTGGCGGGTGCCGTTCTGGGTGTTGAGGATTTTCAGTTGATACGGAGACGGGTGCGTAAACTGGTGATCATGCAGCCCCGCCTCCTCGGTGTATACGATAGCCTTGTAGTGCTGCATCACAGGCAGCCAGCCAGATGTAATCCCGGTGTCCTCGAACTTCACGCGCACAAGGCGTTTTTTCTTGTTCACATCGGTGACTTTCCCGATGCGAACATCGACGTTCATGTTCATCAGTAACCTCCCAGCGTATGGCGGCCAATGACTTGCGTGGTGTACCCACCAGAGCCAGATACTGTGTGCTTAGACTGCTTCACGATGTACTTCCCGGACCACGGACCGAAGCCCTCCGCATTGAACGTCAGGCCAGCCACCTTGCCGGGGTCGCCCGGAAAGGTGAAGCTCATTTGGCGTTCAAATTTGTTGTAGAGCCGGAGTTTCTTTGCAGCCAGTTCTTTTGCCTCTGCCTTGCTCGTGACAGGGGCGTAGACTTCCAGCTGCTGATTGGTCTTGCTCTTGGCATCGTAGTCCTTAACGTAGGCAATGCCCTCGATGGCCTTGCCATCAGGCCCAACGTAAGATACCCGGCAGGACGCATACTGTGTTCCAGCCTGACCGAGTGAATGACTATACTTGATATAGCTTTTGTCGCCCAGCGTGGTAGTCCACACAGCGTCCTTGCCCTCGTACTCCTGCTGGTCAAAGATGACGATTTTGCCATCAGTGCATTTCAGCGACAGCCCTGCATCGTGGCAAAGCTGCTGCAAAAAGTCGATGTCGGAGCAGCGGTACTGCTCCACACGCTTGTACTCAGGGTCTTTCTTTGCAAGAAACTGAGCCGCCATGCCGTTCTTGGATGCCATTTCATTGGCAATGCCGGACAGCTTGTACTTTTCCCAGCCTTTGCTCTGCTTGGTCTGCCGGATCTGGCTCGTGTAGGGCAGCCCAATGGCCTTGATGGTGATAATGCCGGGCGGTCCAGACGCAACCACGCTGTCCAGTTCAAAGGTTCCGCAGTCCAGTGCTTCATCTTTGCCATCACTGTGCCAGTTGCAGGCGGTGATGGTAGCCCGGATTTTCAAGCTTTCTTCTCCGCTGCCGGAGGAGGAGCCAGAAGAGCCGCTGCCAGACTTGCCGGAGATCTCGCTGGCATCCACCCAGCCGTAGACGCGAGATGTGCCATCGGTGTGGATGACGTGGTACGGATGAAGCGCGCCCTGCTTGATGATGGTGATCTTGGCAGGTCCAGCCTTTGGGTTGCCATTTGCCTTTTTATCAGTGGATGCCTTATAGTGCGGACCGCCAAGAAACTGCACCACATCGCCGACCTTGTAGCCATCGGAAGATGCAGCCGATACATCGCCGTCTATCATCTTCTGGAGCCAGTCGGTCATCCAGACACCCTCACGGTCTTGGAGTTTGATTTGCAGGTCATCGCTGGCATCTTCCTCGTTGTCCGTAAAGGACAGGGAGAGCAGGTAAGGAGCGATGCTGCTGGTAATATCCACACCGTCAAACTCCACCGTACACTCGGCATGGCGGGCAGTATTTTCATCGCTCATGTGACCACCTTCTTCCACGGCGGCAGGGTCGAACTGGTCTTGGTTTCGATTTCCGGGAGCGTCAAAACGATTCCGGCAGGAAACTCAAAATAGTTCAGATGCTGCGAGTTCGCAGCCATCAGGCGGGGCGCAAGGGCGCAGCTGCCGAGCTGCATGTATGCCACGCTGTCCCAGCGGTCGCCCTGCACGGTGGTGTAGGTTTTACTCATGCGTAACCCCTCCTGAAATTATCAGTGTCGTTGTCGTTCACGATTTCCAGCACAGCTTCCCGGAGGTCGTCATTCTGGGCATTCAGGACGCTTCGCAGTTCATCCGTATCTCGCATACCGTAGATGTGGTAAACAGGCGCAACGGTGATAGGAGCTGCGCTGCTGGCGTTGGAGCCGTCAGATGCAGAACCGCCGGGCAGCTGCACTTCCGCAACGGAGCGGGTTTCGCCGCCGTTGAAGTAGACCGAATTGCCGCCAGTGACAGTTTCTACATATCGGTTGTACTCCTCACGCAGAGTCTGGGCTTCCTGCTCCTCACGGATGGCATCCCGGACAGCGGACAGGTCAATTGCATTTGTGCTGGTGATCTGTTCCAGCTGCCGCGCCTCGTTGAACGCTGCGCGGGTCTCCGGCGCGGTCAGCACGGTTTCGCCGCCGTTGAAGTAGACCAGCTCCGGGCCGTTCTCGCCAACGATGGCAAAGCCCGGCGTAGCGGATTCCGTGCCGACTGCATAGCCGGGGATGTTTCCGTTCTTCTGGTCGATGTTGTAACGCTTATTCGCCCCGGCCAGCGCATCAGAGGCAGCGTTCGCCACCTTTTCGTACGCCTCCTTGACACGAGGCATCATGCCCTCTGCGCCATCGATAAAGCCCTGAACGGTGGACTGTGCGCTCTTCATTGCCTCGTCGTTCAAGTCCATGTCGGCCACACTGTCGGCTACGTTCTGCGCGATCTCGTCCATGGCATTGCTCATGCCGGTTTCGAGGTCGGCCATGCTCTCGCTGGTGTTTTTCTGCGCCTCCTGCAAGGAGCGGTAATTCTCGACCATCTTTGCGAGGTCGGAATCTGATGCAGCAGCCATGCCGGCGATAGCGTTCACAGAATCCTTGCTGCCATCGGCGAAGCTGGCGATAACGTCGCTCAAACCGTCAATATCGGCAGCGCGTTCGGTTAGGCTTTCGAGGTTCTGGTTGTAGTTGTCCCAGTAGGTGATCTGGCTTTCCAGCGCGGAGTTGATGCTGGATGCAGAGGTGGCGACGACCTTCTCAGCGGTATCCCACAGGTCGTACTGCTTGCTGATGCTGTCATAGGCCGCATTGTAAGCGTCCGTGTATGCCGAAACGAGCTCCTGAATCTCCGCCTCGGCACTGTTGATAACATCGGTGACGGCCTGCTCCTGTGCAGCCACATCGTTTGCGCTGTTGGCGGCATCCTGCTGTGCTGCGTTCAGGGAATCGACTGCATCCTTGGCTTCCTGATACTCGGCCTCAGCTGCATCGATGGCTTCCTGATCCTTCTCCACGGCCTCGGTGTAGTTTTCGACTTCATGCTGGGCAGTGGCGAGGTCTTCCGAGTAGCCCATGTACTCGGTGCGCAGCTGCTGCACATCCTCGCCCATGGAACGCCAGGGAATATCCTGAACTGTGCCATAAGTGGACTTGAATTGTTCGTCCGTCATGCCGAGCGTGGAAAGCAACTTGCTGTAGGTTGTGTCCATGCCGGCATTGGCTTTTTCGACCTTTGCCTGTGCAGCAGCCAGCTTCGCTTCATTCGCCGCACTTTCGACCAGCACATCGTTGTACTGCTCGTAGATTCCGTTCAGGTACTCTTGCCGAGCCTGCGCTTTTACATCGTCCGCATAAGCATTCGCGTGCTGGCGCAGAGCTTCTGTGCCGCCCTTGATGGAGTCCGTTTCAAGATCAATATCATCAGCCAGGCTGGGCACCAGCGCAGACAGACGGGCAAGGGTATCGTGATACTCAGCGTTCCCGGCAGTATTGCCGTTGGTGGCAGCTTCGATGGCCTCCAACTTGCTGATGTACTGGTCCGCGACACTGGCAGTGGCTTCCATGTTGGACAGCGTTGAATGGTAGGTGTCGCTGACCTCGTCCATGCTACTGCCCATATCGCGGGCTGCGCTGGTCAGTTCTCGCACATGCGGGACACCATCGTCTGCTGCGCCGGAAATTCCACCGATTACGGCAGTGAGAGCCGTTCCTGCAATGACAACGCCCGCAAGAACAGGAGCCGTCACTCCAAGGGATGCAGAGAACAGGCCCATAGCTGCGCTGCCAATTTTTATTGCCGCAGATGCGGCAGTCATAACGCCAAGGAACCCTCCAAGGGCGACAGTTCCGGCCGCGACCGCCTTGACTACACCGGGATGTTCCTCAACGAAGCCCTGCATCCAGCCCAGAACTTTAGCCCCGACATCGTACAGTTTGGACAAAGTCGGGGTCAAATCCTCGCCGATGGCGATTTTCAGGCCGTCAGCGGCAGACTGCATCAGAACCAGCCTGCCGTTCATGTTGTCGAGCATGGTGCCCGCCATCTTGTCGGCAGACCCGGCGCAGTTGTTCAGGGCTGCGGTGTAGTCTGAGAACGACTGCCCGCCCTCGGCGGCGGCCTCACTGCACCCGGCCATGATGGTTTGCAGCTTGGAATACTGGTTCGTGCCAGCGATGGTCTTGGCAAGGTTGGCCTGCTCTTGGTCGGTCAGGTCGCCCCAGACACCGGCAATCCCGGTAAGGATGCTGGACAGGGACTGCATATTGCCCTGTGCATCGTAGATGTTCACGCCATAGTTCGCCAGCTCGTCACCGCACTTTTTCGTGTTGGTGGCAAGGCGGGTGAAGATGGCGTTAAGGGCTGTACCGGCCTCGCCGCCCTTAACACCGGCATTGGCCATGGTAGCCAGAACTGCGGTAGTTTCCTCGACAGAGTAGCCAAGGGAGGTGGCGGTAGATGCACACGCCTTGTATGCCTCACCCAGTTGGATCACGTCCGTGTTGGAGTGAGCCATAGCGTAGGCCATCACATCGACAAAGTGAGTGGTGTCGGAGGCTTTCAGGCCAAAGGCGGTCAGATAGTCTGTGACAATATCAGATGCCTGCGCCAAATCCATATTGGCGGCAGCAGCCAGATTCAGCACCGGGCTGATGCCCTCCAGCATAGACTGGGTGTTCCAGCCCGCCAGAGCCATGTAAGACAAAGCGTCCGCAGATTCACCGGCGGTGAACTTGGTGGTTGCACCCATCTCCTTGGCCTTGTCGGACAGAGATTCCAGTTCATCGCCGGATGCGCCGGACAGGGCTTCGACGTTGCTCATGGATGCTTCAAAATCACCTGCGGTGTTGATGCAGTCCATGTATGCGTCTTTGATTTCGTCGAGGGCTTTTGCGATGCCAGCCGTGGCAAGCACAGATTCAACGGTATCGAGGGCTTCGACAGATTTCTCGCCGAAGCCCTTTGCGCCCTCTCCAGCCTCGTCCATGGTCTTTTTGAGGTCAACCTGCTGGTCTTTCAGCTTATCGACCTCGGTTTCCAGCCGAGTGGTTTCTGCTGTCAGCTGCGTGGTGTCCACGCCGGCTTCCCGCAGAGTGTTCCCGGTGGCAGCCAGCCGCTGCTCATAGGTGTGTAGGGAGGTCGTGGTCTTATCAATCTGCGCCTGCTTGGAAATCAGCTTGTTTTCCAGTGCAGAGGAATAGCCCTCGGTCTCCTGAATCTCTTTCTGGATGTTATCGTACTGCTGCTGCAAGACGGCCAGCCGCTGCTTGGTGGAGTCAACGGCCTGCTGCTGCTTCTGGTACGCGGTTATGTCGGACTGTACCTTGTTCAGTTGCTGGATGCGGTTCTGTGTCTCCACAAGAGCCGACTGTGCAGCCTTGAAGGCGCCGGAGAAGTTGCTGTTCTGTTTGGCGGACAGGTTGAACAGCAACTCCCATTCTTTTCGAGCCACTACTTCGCCTTTCTCGCCTTTTCGCGCTCGGCAACAATGGCATTGTTGGTATCAATCCATTGCCGCAGTTGATACAGAGGCATTGCAAGCCAGTATGGTGCAGGGGTGTTGTTGCCCTGCGCCATCAGAAGGGCTTGCCGCCGCAGCCACTCTCCACCATCATCAGTTACACATCCGACAGCATCAAAAAATTTCTTGCTTTGGTGCGGATGGTGTTGTAATCCCGAATGCTCATTGCGCCGATAACGTCAACGCCGATGGGCTTCGTACACGCCCGGCAGGCCATCCGAATCAGATAGCCCGCACTCATGCTCGGCACGACAACCGGCTGGCGCAGAGCGGACATCTCGGCCTCGATTGCAAACGAATCATTGCCAGTCAGCTTGCCGAAGTCAAACGTCAGGGTGTCGTACTTCTTGCCCTCGTACTCAAACGGCCGGACAAGCTTGTGGACGTACACATAAGGGTCGGTGGCAGCTTTGTTCGCAGCGGCGATGGCTGCATCGTACTCCTTATCGCTGATGGTGGTGTTCATAGCGGCTGCTCCTTTCGCAGTTAAAAAATAGGCCGGAGCCGCAAAATGCAGCTCCGGCATAACGATTGGCTCTGATTACTTGCCCAGTGCCTTGCGGACAGCTGCCAGATAATCCGTGCCGTTGATGTAGCAAATGAAGTTGGTGGGGTCCAGTTCACGCACCTTCTTGCCATCGAGATAAGTTGCCCAGTAGCGGACAACGTACTCGCCAGACCCGTTGGCGGGAGTCGCCGGGGCGATAGTGCCGCCCTTGGTAGATTTCGGGATGACGACCATGACGTGTTTTTCGGAACGAACATCAACGGTGCCGTTGATGTTGTCCTCGTACTGGTTTGCCACACGGAGGTCAATCTGATGGCGGCGGATCTCTGCCAGTTTGACAGACTGCGGCGTGGTGGTACGGAAGTTCAGGCCAAGGGTCATGGTGTCCAGATGACCCATGATGACAGCCTCGATGTTGCCGCCAATGCCAGAGCCGGAAACGGTCTGGGTCAGCATGGTAACATCAGGCAGAGTCACCTGCGCCATGCCCTCGTATTCGATGCTATCCTCATAGACAGCAAAGTTGATAACAGACTGGTCCATAGATATACCTCCTCTTTAGGACTGGAGTGCGCTGGTCACATAGTCAGCGTCATACTCCAGCACGAAGTCAATTTCTTGCGCCGGAGAGGGCGGGGTCATGTAGATGTGCAGCTTGATTTTGCCCGCCATCAGGCTGGTCAGGGGGTTCTCGCTTTCCAGCATCTCCACGCGAGCACCCAGCAGGTAGCCTGCGCCAACCAGACCATTCAGCCAGACGGTTGCGCTGTCCAAAATGGTGTCAATCAGGCGGCGGTTCATCGGCTTGTCCAGCTTAGACCAGAAAGTCTTGATAAGCGTGTTGGAAACATAGTCGAACATCCGGCTGATGGGGATGAAGTAGTCCTTCACATCAGTGGACTTGGGGTAGCAGCCAGTGTGGTTGCCCCATGCGGTCCAGCTGCCCATGAAGTTCAGGAACGTGCAGATGCCAGCGGCATCGACCACGTTTGCCTGATTGTAGGTCAGGTTGATGGCTGCACCGTCATCATCGCACAGGCCGTCGATGTGGACAGTCTTGTTGGAAGGGCTCTCGTAGGGGATGCCGCCATTTTTGGTGTCGGTCTCCGCAAGGCAGCCCGCCATGATGGTAGAGCCGTGGAACTTCAGATCGCCCAGAGTGCCGTTAGGCCAGCACAGAATGGACTTCTGGTCGTAAGTGCCAGCGTTCTTGGCCTGCACTGCGGCAGTATAGGTCTTTGCGGAAATATCCACCAGAGCCTTGCCAGAGAACATACCGTTGATGGAGCCCGCCTTTGCAGCCAGCGCAGCAGCAACGGTAGCCTCCTTGGAGAAGCCGGGTGCCATAATCAGGTCAGGCACAATGCCGAACATCGTCAGGCAAGCCTCGACCTGCTCCACGGCAGCTGCCACAGCCTCGGCCTCAGCGTTTTCCGCGAGCGGCAGGAAAATGACCGGCTGGCAAGCGCACAGCTTGAAGTGATAGTACATCACCTCGCAAACGGTGAACTTTGCCCAGTCGTTGTCATAGCCCAACTGTTCCTCCGCTTCGGTGTAGCTGGTGCACAGCACGGGGGTGCCAGCGGTTGCAGCGGTGCCAGTTGCCTTGGACAGCGGTGCAGTACCGATGACAAAGGGGATGCCGCAGGTTGCGGCGTTCGGGGTCGCCACGGCGGTGTCGGCGCGGCTGACGTTAATACCATGATCTGCCATAGTATGTAATCCTCCTTACTTGGATTTGGCGAGCATCCGGGCATACGCAAGGATGGCCTCGCCGCGTGCTTTTGCCTTTTCAGGCGTGGTGTTCAGTTCGGCCACATCGATGATGAAGTCGGCCACGCCGGGATATTTCTCGGTGGCAATCTTCACATCGTCACGGTTCACAGCCTCCGCAGCAGCGCAGGGGTAAATCGTGTTCTTCTGGATATAGCCCAGAATAGACGGACCGACGTAAATGGAAACGCCGGGCTTGCTCTGCGCAGGCTCGGCGTTCACGGTGGTTTCGGCGGGCTGTTCCGCCGCGGTCTTTTTTACCGCCATAATTTAATATCCTCCGTTTGCTGCACGGTCGGCAGCTTCCAGTGGGTAATCATCTCTCCGGCATAATACGGCTTGGTTTCCTCATCGTAAGGAACGCTTTCCAGCTTATGACCGGGAGACAGGACGAGCGTAAACTGGTACCGGTGCTTTCCATCAGTGCCAGTGCCGCCTACCTTGCGGACTTTGAGCAATTCCACGCGAAACCGCTCCATCATGTTCAGGAGAGCGAGATCGCCCTCCTGTTCATCCGGGTTGTAGCAGCAAAAGATAGAGCGCACAGAAACTACCGTGCGCTCCTCGCTGCCGGGCTGCTGCTCCGTTTCCAGCGGAATGACCCGATGGATGATGTACGGGGCTTTCTTCTTGGCTGAACGGCTGTCAGGCAACCGCATCAGATAGACTTCCGGGGCACGGTAGGCCTGTTCGGTATCGCCCTGCTGCATAGCCACCGGGAGAATCATATCGGCCATGATTTTCTCGGTAAACGCTTTCAGCTGCTCAAGCAAAACAACACTGGTCATATCAGACACCCCATCCGTTCAAAATTCGCGTGATTTCATGCTCAATGCGCTCCTCGTAAGTGGATGCCATTTTCTCCTCGATGGAGTCCATGACATTCTCGTTGGAGTACATCATCTGCGGGGTGGCAGGGCCAAACAGTTCCTTGACCGGGAACCGTTTTTCTCCTTGCCGCTCATAGATGCCATAGTGAGAGCCCATCTTCGCCTCGAAAGCGTGGTCCAGTGCCTGTCTTGCGCCGGACTTCTTCACGCGAGTTACCACGCGGCCGCTGCGGTCCACCTTGGTATCGAAAACTCTAAGGGGGATGACGCTGCCACGGTAGCCGAAGTTGATAGAAACCTCGCCATTGCTGCCCCGCTGGATGTTGTTGATATTCTTTGTGCGGTTGGAAAATTCGCTGCTGCTGATGGCATACTCCTGCGTGACTGCCCGTTTCGCCACCGTTTTTCCGGCGGCAGCGGCGCGAGCCAGCGCAGATCCTACAGCACGATTGGCACCTCCGGGAATTCCGGCGAGGAGGGCAGACACCCGGTCAAACCCTTCCTCTGCAATGTCAACGGTGATGCCAGCAGCTACGCTGTGCATCATGGTGTCCGTTGTCACATCACTCATTCGTCAATCGCCTCCAGTTCCACCCGCAGCATCCCCATCTCGCAGACAGAGGATGCCACATAGTAGTTTCGGACGAATCCATCCTCGTCAATGCCCAGCTTGCAATCCTTCTCAGGCTGCTTTCCGCCGAGGGCTGCAATATCGCAGTGCAGCACCCGGCTGACCCGGTACAGACCCTGCGCATGGTCGCTGATGGCCTGACGTACACGCTCCTTTTCGGAGAGGCCTGTCAGAACCAGAGGAACGTCAGGGTATTCCTCTCCATCATAGTAGACCGTGTGCGTTTCGGCGAACTCATCCAGATTCAGAAAGACGCTGTTCAGGTCTTCCTGCACAGCGTCTTTAAAGGCACTCACGCCGTGGGCATCGCAGCTGCCAGTTCAGGGCCATCGGTGCACTCGTCACCGGGCACAACGTCCTCGGCGCAGATAGCCTGAATGAGTGCGTCCTTTGTCTTGAGCTGCTTGGTGTCGATGCCCATATCTGCGGCCAGCTTTTTCAGGTTGACAACGGTCATATCGTGCAGCTGGTCGGGGTCGAGGTGCGCCGTCTCAGAGCCGTTCTGTGAGGCTTCGGCTGCGGGGGTGTCGTTACTTTCCGCAGCTGCCGGAGCCTCCGCATGGGCGGTTTCCGGGGCGGTGGGCGCAGAAAACGCGAATTTCGCCACACCCAGCCCGATAAGGCGGGCTGCTTCGGCATCGCTGACCTCACACCGCTCGCCGCGCGAAACAGTGTGAACACCTGTCTTGGTGGGGCAGCCGTAGCCGCCGCAAAGAATTTCAATAATCATCGGTGTACTCCTTTCAGGCCGGGCTTAACCGACCACGTTCTTAGCGCGAATCCAAGGGATGTAGTTCTTGGGCGCAGCCAGCGGGCGGGTCTTCAGGCTCATCTTACGCACATCGTTCTCCTGATCGATGCTGAACTTGGGAACGCGGCGGGCGGCGATGGTGGAGTGCTGGGTATCGCCGTAGTTGATCTGAGTGATAGCACCATACATCAGGTGACCGCAGGCCGGAGCCGTAATCAGCGCATCGGTCTTCGGGAAGTAACGCTGCTCTGCGTTGGCGGTGTCGACGTAGGTTTCGTCCACGGAGATGAGGTTCAGCTTATAGCCGCGGAAGTTGAGGGTGCCGCCGTAGGTGACGCCATCGTATGCGCTCAGTTCCTGCTCGATTTTGCCGACGATGATGCCGGAGTTCTTATCCAGCAGACGCTGAACCTTTTCCATGTTCAGGACGGCATCGTACACATCGGCACCCAGCAGCAGGTCAACGGCGCGCAGGCCGCGCTTGGACAGCAGACGGCACATGGCAGGAACATCGCCGAAGAAGTCGCCGGTATCCTCAGACCACTTGTGTGCCACAGTGTACAGGTGGTCATTCTCGTGGCCGGGGTTGTAGAACTTCACGACCTTGGCCTCGCCCTTGGTCTGGTTGTCGATCATCTCCTGCATGGTGCAGCCGTTCTCCAGCATGGTCTGTGCGCACATCCACTCCTCGGTGCGGATGATGCGGTTGTCCATGTCCACGAGGTCGTTCTGAACCAGCCTTGCGGCACGCTGGGCGGGAGAACTGTTGGCGTAGATGGCCTCGCCGAAGCCGCGCTTGGTCAGGTCATCGGCGGACAGTTCGCGGCTCACGCCGATAGCAGCAGGCTCGAACTCGTGGATCTCGTAGCCCGTGCGCTCCATCGGGATTGCACCGACACGAGGACCAACGAACGCGGCTATCTTGCGGTCACCATCCATGTACTCGGTCAGAACCTTGTCGGAGTTGAAGATATCGCCGTCATCGGTGCCGAAGTAGCGGTCGCGGAAGAAGGTCTGTCTGGGAACGGCGCGCCGCTGCACAGCCATCAGAGTGTAGGTATCGAAAAAATTCAGTTCAGCAGGCATTGTTATATCCTCCTTACAGTGCGGGTGCAGCGGCCTTGAAGACGATGCCGCCGTTGCGCAGGGCATCCTTGTCGGCCTCGGTCATGGTGTGGCTGTTGGCCACGGTAACCTTGTTGGAGTTGAAGCAGCCCATCAGGTACACCGGAGCAATCACATCGTCAGTGGTGCCAACGGCCACGTCATCACACAGGATGCAGTAAGCGGTAAGCACCTCATTACTGGCAGCAGCGGTGCCCAGCACGACCAGCTTGTTATCGCCAGCAGTGCCGCCGGACTTAGCCAGAACGGTGCCGCGCTTGATGGTATCGGCCTTGGACAGCTTGCGGATGGTGCCGCCGCTGACAACCAGCTTGGGGTTGATGTCGGCAATCAGACCATCAAATTCCATGGTGCCGAGAGATTTGCTCAGTTCGCTCATAGTAGTGTTCCTCCTCACTTCTTGTCGTCATCGAGCAGCTCGGCGACGGCTGCTTCGGCAGCAGCCATGCGCTCGGCCTGCGTCTTGGGCACATTGCCCTTTGCATCGGGCAGAGATTCCGGGCTGCCAGATGCAGACGCGCCCGGAACAGCCTCCACGTTCTGTGCACCAGATGCGGAGTTGTCCGCTGCCAGATTCTTCAGGAACTCGTGACCCTGCGCAGCAGCAGCCTTGGCGGCGCGGAATGCCAGCTCGCGAGCATCGCAAGCGGTCTCGCCGTACTTAGCCTCCTGCACCAGAGCGGGGTCAAACAGGCTTGCCACCGAATCGATTTCGGCCAGACGGTTGCGCTCCGCGCTCACGGCTGCGTCAACTGCGGCCTGCGGGTTTTCCGCTGCGGTGGTTGCAGGGGTGGGATTTGCATTGTTTGCCATAGTGGATTGTCCTCCTTCGTTGGACTGGGCGGCGGGTGCCGCCGGTGTATTTGCAGCAGCGGCAGCAGGTGCAGCCGCTTTAGCCATAGGGATGTTGTCGGGCAGCTTTACGCCTGGCATCAGGCGCAGGGCGTGACCATTTGCATAGATGGTCTGACGGTCTGCGCTTGCGGAGATTGCAACGGGTTCAGCATCATCCAGCAGCTCATTGGCAAAGCCCTTTTCTACGGCCTCTTTGCCCGTCATATAGGTGGTGTCGGCCATCATGTGCAGCAGCACGGTTTCAGACAGGCCGGTCTTGCGCTTATAGATGCTGACCTGCGACTTGTCCCACGCATCGTTGGCATCGGCAGCCTTGCGCAGTTCATCTGCGTTGTATGCGCCAAGAACAAAACTCCAGCATTTGTGAATCATCACGAGGCTGGACGGATTTACGCGGACGGTATCGCAGGCGCACATGATAAGGCTGCCGCCACTCATTGCCACACCGTCCACGATACAGACCAGCTTGGTGCCTTTGGCCGCCAGCTCACGGAGCCGATTGTGAATCAGGATGGAAACGCCTGCATCGCCGCCCAAACTGTCCATGCGGATGGTGATTTGTGAACACCCCTCAATCTGTGCCAAGTCGTTCAGAAACTCACTCTCAACGATGTACTGACCGGGAATCGGTTCATTGGTCCATCTGTCGATGGGCTGTTTTTCCACGATATCGCCGTACATGGTAATGTCGGCGGTCTGGCCGTCAGTGCTGGCCATTGCGTAACAAGGCCGCTGGATGTTCACCTGCGGTGCGTTATTTGGTTTGGGCATTTTGCTTACCTCCCTGTGTCGTAATGCTGGCGGTGGTCTCGATTACGCCCTCACTGCCAGCGGCTTTCAGCAGCTCGTTTTCACGAGCCAGCTGTTCAGCGTTTTCTTCCCAGTCTCCGCCGCCCATCTCGCGGGTGACCTGCTCATGAGTGCGGAAACCGTGGTGAGTCTGGAGAATTGCTGCCTCGACCTCTTTCTGCGGGTCAAGACTACCCTGAACAGGGCCAATCCAGCGGGCACCGCACCACGCTGCGCGGAGCAACGGGTCATCAAAAAAGCCCGGAGCGATTACTCGCCCACGGGCTACGGCCTCCGCCAGCCAGATTTCATACGCAGGCTGGCAGAAGCTGTCCACCAACCATGTGCGGCGCATCTTGAACGCCTCCCATGCCTCCAGCAGGGCGGCACGGCTTGCCGAATAGCTGGCGTTGAACTCTTTCAGCAGCAGTTCGTACGGCATCTCAATGGCGCCGCCCATCAGCTTACACAGCGTTTTGACGAACGTATCGAAGCCAGCGGTCGGAACATTCGGGCTTCCGAACTTGATGTCCTCGTCCTTGTCGAGGTGGAACACCTGACCGGGGCTCATCTCGTACTCGTTCTCGCTATGGCTGGCATTGTCGGTCTGCGGGTTGTCAACAGGAACGCCGCCGAGGTCGCCACCACCCACTTCGTTGAACGGAATTGCACTCTTGGGCGTTTGCGACACAATCCACGCTGTGAAGTAGCTCTGGACCAGTGCTGCAATCAGTTCCGATTCGGTGTATCTGCGCAGCTGGAGCAGCGGTTCGATGATGGGCGCAATGAGCGGAACGCCGCGGTACTGGTCCGGGCGTTCCGATTCCATGATGTGCAGGATCTGGGGCAGCCCGGTTTTATCGCCAGCCACTTCCACCCGCTGCCACGTGGTTGTATCGTTCTTCCACTCGTGCGGGTAGGTGTTGCGCACCCAGTAGGCCACGATTGCACCGCTGCTGTCCACTTCCACGCCGTCATAGATTTTATTGCCGTTGCTGGGGTTCTTGCCCTCGGTGTAGCCCAGACCGTCCAGCAGGCCGCCGCACTTGTCCGGGGTGGACACTCGGTCGGCCTCCACCAGATGCAGCCGCAGGCCATAGGGATGCAGCTTGTCCGGGTTGCGGATTTTCACAACGGCGAACACATCGCCGCTCATGAGCCAGCTTTTCAAGGCCAGCTGCTGCAAGCCGTAGAAGTTGTTCAGCCCCATGGCATCGCAGCTGCGGCGGTTCTCTGCCCAAAGCCGGAACTCTGCCTCGGTCTTGGTCTGCCACTCTTTGGCTGCCTCCGGGGAAAGTCCCAGCACATCCCTGTCAACAGTAGCTTTCAGGGTCAGGCCAGTGCCGACCACCTTTGTGCGGTTGGTGTTGATGGCACTCGTGGCAATCGGTGCGCTCATGTAGAGCATCCGGCTGCGCTGACGCAGGGTGTCGGCGTTGTCGTGTATATCGCTGCTCGGCGAGTTGCTGTTGGGGAAGAATGCCCGCAGCGCGCGCCGCTTGTAGGATGCGCCCGCTTCGCTGTATCCGCTGGCTTGCGGTGCAGCAGTGACGCGGTATCTGACGCTCAAAAGTAATCGCCTCCGTAAATTTCAAACTAAGCGGGCTGGCTGGGGAAAGGAGTAAAAAGCAGCCAGCCCGCGGCAAAAGCCCAGATGGGCTGTTACCCTAAAAAATTACCAATCGCGCGGAATAACGGCAAATGCCTTGCGGGCACTCTGGCCGTTCAGCAGCGCAGTCAGTTCATCGACTTTTTCCTCAGCATCCTTGATTTCATCGCTCAATTTGCCGAGGTCGAGGCGTGTAAGTTCCCGGTCATCAAGACGGTAGCTTTTCACGCCGCCGGAAAGCAGCTTGCTGTAGGCCAAATACAGTTTGTCAAGCCGCTGCGTGTGGAACTCCAGCCGCTTTTTGATGGTCACGGTATCCATACCTCACACCTCACCAGTCATCTAAAAGTTTCTCCCGCTTCCTGCCGGTTGGCTGGGAGCGGGAGATGGGTTGTTGAATATTTACCGCTGCCGGGGTGTCGACTGCCTTGCCACGCAGCTGTTTCAGCCTGCGGTCAATGGCATCGAGATCTTTCGGCAGCACCTTGAAAGCCGCCAGAGCGTAGTTTCTACAGTCCAGCGCCTCGTTGCGCTCATGGCCGGAGATTTTCTCCCACTGCCACGGATTGCGATGGCCATCCTTGTACACCAAATGCTCAGACAGCAGGCCATTAAAATAGCCAAGGCCGTAATCATCCCGGCGCGGGAAGTGGCAGTACCTGGCACCCGGCTCCTGCACTTTCAAATCGTCCATGATGATTTGCTTGCCGGAGTCAACGCCCAACTGGTACTGCCAGCACATCCCGATGTAGCGGTTCTGCACCGTGATTTTTTGCTGCTTCGGAGGGCTGGTAAACGGCCTATCAGAGCCAGGAAAACCCTTGATGCAGAAAACCTTTTTGCCTATGCGGTCATGGCACCGCTGGCGTATTTCTTGGGTGAAATGACCGCCCTCGTCCACAAATTTGATGGACACAGGCAGTTCCACGCCATCAGCAAATTTCAGCTTGCGGTCAAACACCAGTTCGTCCAGCTGCTGCCAGACTTCATCGCTGTCAGGTCTGCCGCTGACGATGCCCTTTTCGATGCCCCATGTTTCCCCGAAGTGGCCGAAGCCCACGATCTCGTACTCCATGCGGTCATCCTGCGTGTCAACGCCAGCAGTCAGCACCAGAACACCCTCCGGCAGTTCTGCGGGATATTCCTCCCTGCGGCCCAGCATGGTATCCTCGTCCTGCACATCGCCACGGTCTTCCCAAAGTAGTCCAAGGCGGGTGTTGTAGACAACCTGCATCTTCTTGGTATCGCCCAAGGCGTTCAGGTATTTCAGCACGGTGTCTTTCCATGCCGCCCATTGGCTGACGAAGCTGTTCAGCCAGAAGCTGCGGATGCCGTTCTCATAGGCTGCCGGGTTTTCGGCCTGCCAGTGAGCGGGTGCCCGCTTCATGGTCACCTCATCCGAAATGCAGCCGCACTCCGGGCAGAGATACCACACATCCTTGACCTTGTAGGTTTTCTCGCCGTGGGTCTCGATGGTGTCGTAATCGTACCGAATATCTTCCCAGCGCAGTTCGTGGAAGCCCTTGCAGTGCGGGCACTGGGATACCCAGCGTTCCATCGTGCCCTTTACGTAGGACTTGGCGATGGCACTGTGCCCCTTGATGGTTGGGGTGCTGACCTCCACCGCCTTCGAATTATAGAACGTGGTCTGTCTGGCCATTGCCAGTTCCCAAGGGTCGCCCTCAGTGCCGGCACTCGCAGCCCAGCGGTCACGTTCATCCCCCAGCACATAGCGGATGGGTTTCGATGCCAGAGCGTGCGCCTCGGTGGAGCCGCACATGGTCAGGATGCCGCCGGGGTAAGACTTCTGCAGAATGGTGTTGCCGCTGTCTCGGCTCTTGCTCTCTGCCACCTTTGCCCGCAGGGTAGGACAGTCTCGTATCATGGGAGCGATACGCAGCTTGCTGTACTCCTTGGCATCAGTCTGAACCGGATGGATAAAAAGGATAGATCCGGGGTCAACGTCAATCGTTCTGCCGATGACGTTGTTCTCGAACTCCGATTTGCCGACCTGCGAGGACGCAACGACAACGATGTGATGGACGCGAGGGTCAGAGTATGCGTCCATGATTTCCACCAGATAGGGCGTTCTGCTGTTGCGCCAGCGGCCTTGTTCAGCAGATGCTTCCGGGGACAGGACGCGGTTTTGTGCTGCCCACTCGCTGACCGTCACGTTGGGCGGCGGGCGAATAGCTGCTACCAGCTTCGACACCAGAGCATTCAGGCGGTCTACTGCGGCGTTGTCACTCATCCTCGTCACCGCCCAGTTTATCAGTCCACGACCGGCGTTCCCGAACGCGAGCCTCATACTTGGCCGGGTCATAGCGGAACAGAGCGATTTCCTCCGCAATCTGATTGACCTCGCCGCGCATATACTCTGCGACCTCAGCAGGGTCAGACAGAGCAGCGGCATTGATGGCCACCCGGCTGGGCAACGCCATCAGCGCACCCCGGATGGTGTAGATAAGTTCGGCGGTCATGGCTGCCACATCCTCGCTGCGGTGCATCTGCCCGGACAATTCCTTGGCTTCCGCCTGTGCGATTTTGGCCTTGCTGGTCTTGAGCGTGGCCTCAGCCTTGGCCTTGACCCGCTCAATCTTCTTGGCTTCCTCCGCTTCTTCCTTGGTCAGTCCGCCACGGGAGATGCTGCCGATGTAGGCTTGCACGGCATCAGACAAGACGAACTTGCCCCGGCTGACGGTGGTAAGCACACCATCCTGTGTCAGCTGCTGCACTCTGCGGCCTGTGATTCCCAGTATCAGAGCCAGTTCGGTGGTGGTCACGTTTCTGTCAGCAAGTCTTTCTTTTGTAGGCATCCAGAAACCACCTCCTTTTCTGGTAAAACTATCTGGAAAATTCCTTGAAATTCGTTATACAAAGCGTAACGAAATGGCTGATTTTTCCCTTACTAACTAGCACGATTTCGGGGTCGACGAGCCCGCTCATGGTAGGGTACCCCCGTCACAGTACCTTTTCAGCACCGAACGGCTGCTCCTGCCCGCTGTCGGGCGGGTGGAGCGCAGCTTCAACCATTGCAGGGTCATACACGAAGGTGAACTCCATGTCCTGCACAGGTACAGGCTTATTAACGTAGATGTCTACGACAGGCATTGTGATACGCTCCTCTCTCAGATGCTGCGGATGACCTTGGCCTTGGAGTATGTCGGATGGTCTTTGGTCATCATGTTCAGGAACTCGTCTTTGGTGAAGCCGGACAGACGGAAGATCTCTTCGGGCTTCATGCCCAGCTGCTTGCCGATCTCGTCCACGGTCTTGCCCTCGTCCATAAGCTTCTTCACGATGGCTTTCATGGGGTCGAGCAGGTGTGTGCCGCGGGCGCGGTTGTGGGTGATGGTGCCGTATACATCGGCACTCTCGTCACCGTGATGGTCTACGACTACGACAGGCACCTTGCCGCCCAGCAGGGACAGCAGCGGTTCACGGCCTGATACTGTCCAGCGGTGGAAGCCGTCAATGATGGTTCCGTCCGGGCGTACCACGATGGGCAGTGTCCAGCCGTTGGTCAGGATGGACTGCACCAGCAGCTTCAGGTTCTCCTCACTGACCTTGTTGGGGTTGTAGTCGTTGGCGTGGATGGTGTTGCGGTCTACCCACTGGAGGGATGCCAGCGGTGCGAATACGTCAATGTTTTCCATGGTTCTGCTCCTCCTTGATGCGGGCGTTGTGGTCGTTGTAGATGGTGGTCCAGAGGATGCGCAGGATACGCATCTTGGGATCTCCGTACAGCAGCCCCTCATACATGGTCTTGTAGTGCTTCTGTTCAGCGATACCATAGGTCTTTATGAATAGGCCTCGCCAGTGGTCGATGTGGGATAAGGTGTCCTTGGCGATGGTGTACCGCTCCGGGTGGAGGAACAGCAGGTCTTTGCAGAGGGCTTTATAATCTTTCTGTTCGGTATCTGCTTCCAGCTCACGCCGCTTGCGGGTGCTGCGCCGGAACATCTCGGAATCCCAGTAAAGCAGAACAAGGTAGGCGTTTGGCTCTCGCCGCTGGATACGCTCCCACAGGTCGTTGTCGGTTTCTGCAACCCACCGTAGGCCTTGTGTGCTGGTATCTCCAAAGAAAGCGCAAAGCCGGAGTGCATTTTTATGCACACCAGCTTCGTACAAACGCATATAGATTTCAGGGAATTCAAGGTTTCGCTCTTTGATGTACAGCCAAACATCGGAATCGGCCCAATCGTAGATGGGATAGAACTTGCCGCCTTTTGTGATACGTTCCATCTTGGTGTTGGCGATGCACTTAAAGCGGGTCAGACTTTCTGCCGTGCGCAGGCCGACCAGCTGAATGCCGTCGCGGAACGCCTTTTCGCAGAACGTCTGGTAGTTCATCTCTCCGGGGTGGTGCAGGTATGGGCTGTACCTGATGGCAAAATCGGGCGGGGTACGCATCCACACATCTTCTTTGCCCGGCTCCCATGTTATCCACGATTCTGACGCGGAAAGGTGGTCTATCACGCACACCTGCTTGAACGGCAAGCAAAACCACAGGAATTTCGCACCGACCGACAGGAAGTTGCGCCGCCAGCGGTGCGCTGCATCGACCATGGAGGGGTAAAGCCCTTCTTCGTCAATGAATGTCACCGTCAGCTGCTTGGGGTCGAGTTCGCCGGAGAGAATCATCTCATACACGAGGTTGGCCATGCACAGGCTGTCCTTGCCGGAGGAAAACGACAGATAAATTTTGCAGCCGTTTGCGAACACATTGCGGATACGGATTTTCGCTGCTTGCAGCACGTTCATGCTGCTTTCCACTACTTTCACAGGCATATCAGTTCACCACACTTCGGGCAACGGATGCACCTGCGCTGCTCCACGCCGCTGTCCGCCTCTGGAGCAGCTGTTTGCGGTTCAGAAGGTGTAGACACCTCCAGCACTGTGGAGGGCTGCTGCGGGGCAGCGGAGACGGTAGGAGCAGGCTGCGGGGCGGGAGCCACCGGGTAGGTCGGTGTTTCGGCATACGGAACGTGTTCCTCTGCCTGATGGCGGCTGATGGGTGCGATCTCGTTTTCCGGGAAATCGCCGTAGGAACTGATTACTTCATCAGCTTCATCCGTGGTGCTGTTCAGCATTTCCAGCAGGTCAGCATCCCAGCCCGGAACGTCCACATCGCCGTCCAGTTCCTTGACCAGTTCTTCGATGGCATCCACATCGGTAAAGCCGAGTTCATAGACCTTGTTGTCGGCCATCATCAGCTTTTTCTTCTGCACATCGGTCAGCCCGACCATCACATAACAGTCGCAGGTTTCCCGACCCATGCGGAGCAGGGCTTCGTACAGACCGTTGCCGGCAATGATTTCGCCATCCTCGGCAACGACCAGCGGCTTCACCTGACCGAACATCTCAATGCTGCGGATGTACTCGGTGATTTGCTTGTCGGAGTGCCGGCGGATGTTGTGGGTAGGCTTATGCAGCTCTGCCAGCTTCTTTACCGTGATGTTCATCGTGCGGCCTCCTTCCTGTCAGAAACGAGGTCCAGAACGATGGAGAACAGGACGGCGGCTACGACAACGTAGATGCGGATCGTGCTCATCAGCTGCCAGATGCCCATAACGCCAAGCGGAATCAGGATCTGCCACGAGGCCACGGTGAGAACATCCAGTGCGAAGCCAAACTTCTTGCCGAAAACCAGATATTCGCAGTAGAGATAGGTAGACAGCGAGGAAATGGCGATGACCGTAATCAAGATAGCTTTCATTACGTTCAGCACCGGGCTGAAGCGCACCCACGTGAGCAGCGCAGCCAGCACCATGTAGATGCCAAACATCACGCCCGCCAGCACGAAGGCCTTTTTCATGTTGCCGCGCTTGGTGCCGTCCGTATTTTCATCGTTGTACTCAAACAGCGAATAATAATACGGACAAGCAAATGGGCCGGGCAGCAGAAGTAAGCCGTTGTACACGCCAGCCTTAATACCAGCGGCGTTTACACCGGGGTCGATGACGGCGAACGTGCCGCCAGTGTACACCAGAGCAGCAGCCACTACTACGGCCAACAGGCCATAAACGACCACCCATGAAAAGCCATCGGACAGCACGTTGCGAATCATGCCGTCTTTGAGCAACATAATCAGGAACGCCACACAGGTGACGTACACGATAATCATGCCGCCCTTGGTTCCAATGGGTGTATCGCCAAAGATCTCGTAGATGCCGCTCATCTGCGTCCACGTCTGAAACAGCGTCAGCAGACCGATGAAGTAGAACATCGCCTTACTCTGCATGATGCGCCGAATGGACGGAACACGGTCAGCGAACAAACCGAACGTGATACATGCCAGGGAATTGAACACTGCCCAGATGATTGCCGGAACTGCTCCATATCGCAATGCAATGGTGCGGAAGTTCATCAAGCTGCCTACTCCTGCCCACGATGCAACGATGGAGCAGGCGTAGAAAATAGTGGGACTTGCCTTGAATTTCGCCTTGATTTTCTGATACATGGAAAAATCTCCTTCTTTGCGGCTGGACACGGCGAAATGTCCAGCTTGCAGCACCTCAGCTTTTCGGGGTGCTGCGGTAATGCCACACACAAAGGAGAGCAGCGTGCGGCTCGGAATCCTCCTTTCAGGTATAAAAATAGCGGCACCCGCCATTTCTGGCAGGCACCGCTTGGCTTGATTCGGATTTTGCATCCTAATCATATCACCGGGAGCATCCGTTGTCATCTGAATCCATATCAAAGCGTTTCTGCTCGTTGACTTTCGTTCTTCTTCATTGCTGGTCGTTCTTGTTTATTGCACGGCATTACGCGCCGTGTGAAGCCGTCCTGCACCGTCCATCACCGTGTGAAACAATCTGCATTGATTTTTGATATTTTCAGTTTGAATTTACATTTTGGCAGCCAAAATGTAAAACTCATTTCTATATTTGGCCGTATTTTATGAAAATTTGAGATTGAATTTGAGTTTTCGGGCAAAAATAAAAAGCCCCGCAAATGCAGGGCTTATCGGTCAATGTGATTCGAGGTAGTTGTAGGCCATCCGGCTGACCCCGGCTTCCGTGTAGCACTTTCCGAGTGCTCCGGCAACTTCTGCCCACGAGTAGCAGCGGACAAACCGCAGCCGGAAGATCAGATAAAGCCGGGCATCCATGATGCTCTTGCAGTACGCCTCGACCTTGGGCTTTTCTTCCGCTGCCTGTTCCTCCAACCAGCGGACACGTTCATCCATGTCAGCCAGTTCCACAGCCAGATCCGCCACCTTGTCCCGAACACCGGGCGTATGTGGCATACCCGTCAGCTGTGGGGAGGCAGGATTGATTTTCTGCCGAAGATTCTCCAAGGCTTCACGGTCTTTTTCGAGGGTCATCTGAATGTCATAATACTTGGACAATTCCTGTAGTGTCACAGCCTACCTCCGTCATAATTCAGCTGCCGTTTTGCAACGGTGCTTCTGTTATTTTATCACATTTTGCCGTTGGAAGATAGACGGGAAACCCAGAAATTATGTGGTCCGCTCCAATTTTGCACAATCCCGGCACCTTATAGATCTGGCCGTGCGAATCGATGCGCCGGATGGGCGGGTTAAGGGGTATGTAATTCTCACAAGACAGGCAGCTCATTCTTCCACCCTCTCGATTTTCGGGAACGGCTCATGCCCCAGCGGGATAGGTTTGAAGGAGCGATTTGTCGTCCCGGGGGATTCTCGCTTTTCCCCCGGGGAATCCAGCCACTGCTGGTGTTCGATGGCGTGTACAATGTCGATACACGTTCCCCATGAATCATGCTGCCGTCCACGGTAGCCACGCGGTGGGAAAGCCATTTTGTAGGCGGCATCAAACAAATTCTTGATGTTGCTACACCGCTTTTGAAGAGCGGTATCGTAAGTGTACTTTCCAGTGAGAGCTTTGACGCGGGGTATGCCGTCATACGCCAGATCTTCAGCCAAATCATCGAACTGCCCCATGCGCAGCCTCATGTACTCGTCCACAGCCAGTCCGATAACGCGCAGCTGCTCTTCCGAAACCTCAATGCGATACTTCATTCTTTGCCTCCTGTTCGTTTCACCGCAAAAGTGGAATTTTTGCTTTTTCAACTTTCTGATCCGTCAGGATATCAAGAATTCCGCTTTTGTCAGAGCCCAAGAACTGATTCAAGATGTCGAACGCTGCTGCTGCATTTTCTGCCTTTTCGTAACGTCCTGCGCAGATAAAATCGTCATCGTTCTTGGTGTGTACATAGAGAAGAACTCTTGCCTTGCCGTCTATGTATCTGGGATTCACCTCGGTGCGTTCGATGGCCTCTGCGTTGATTGATGTTCTTCCATCATTTACAATAAGAATTTTCATAATTTTCTCTGCTCCTCATTAAAACGGAATGTCATCGAGCTGTTCCTCTTCTGCCGGTTTCAACATCGGTGCCCAGTGCGTCACAGTTTCATCCTGAGTTATCAACCACCGATTTCCCATCCACTCTCTTACCGTGGCATACTTTTCGCCGGCATGATAACGATCGTTTGTGACGATTGTAACATTGTAAAAACCTTTCTTTGGCGGTTCTTTATCGGCATTTGTCCACTGAGGAAGAATTTCGTCCATGTACGCCGCCTCGTCCTCGATATGACCCATCAGACAATTCAGCGTTTCGATGGCGCTCTCAACGCGTTCATGCCCGTCGTATGTCGAATGTTTTTCAAGGTTTCCTTTCCAGTCTGTAATGTACGCCAGCAGTGCATCGGCATCCATAATTTTCTTTTTAGACATTATCGCTTTCCTCCTTTATCTGTCGGAATGTCACTTCCTCGTTTTTCTCCCAGTCGTAAATCAGGCAGAGGGTATCAGTGCCGGGCACGGTATCTTTCAAACCGTCCATCTGCCAGACATTCCACGAGATTCTCGTTGCAACCGCTATGGCCCAGCTTGCGCTTATTGGAAATCCCAGCTTTTCAATCCAGTTTTCGGTGAATGTCAAGAACAGATTCACCCTTGCCAAAAGCAGATTGTCGCCCTGATACTCATATCCATAAACCGACTGATATGCGCTTGACACAAGTGCTTTCCACTGGAATTTATGGGTTGCGTTCTCCTGAATCACCCTCAGCTTTCTGTCCAGAATGCCAACGCGGTCAGGGATTGCGACAGGCTCTCCCGTGGTGGGGTCATATCTGCTGGTGAGGAACGGAGCCTCGCCGCAGGTGATCTCCAAGCACCGCTCATGTACAAATTGCTCCCAGTTGCCTTTGTTCAGTTCCTGCTCGGCGTGGTCGGCCATTTTTTTGACCACCCACAGCGGGGTGAAAACTTCGGCCTTGCCTTTTGTGCGTTTTTTCTGCTCGGACAGCCGCTTCTGGACGCGGGGAACCAGCTTAATTCTGTCAAGCTGCTCTATCGTGATCTCTCCCATTGGTCCGCAGTCCACATTGGGCGGCGGGTCTGTTGCCCAGATGATATTCTTCCCGGTGGTCTGGTCTTTCAGGAGAATCGGCAGGACCAGCCGGAGAATCGGTTCGGAAAAGTCAATCAGTTTTTCCATTGGTCAGCCCTCACCATGATTTTGTTTTCTTCTTTCAGCCAGTCCTTGACGCAGTGGAAACAGTGCTCGCGGGTCTGGCAACGCTCCGGATCACGATGCTGAATAAGGTCGCATATGCCCGGTGTCAGGTTCTCCGTGATGTCCTCGTCCGTCATGGAGCGGATAAAATCACCGTTTGTCATACTCGCCCTCCTCGCAGGCTTTTCGGCAAGCCTCGCATTTCTTGTACGGCTGCTCAAGCCAGCAATCGAACAGCAAGCATTTGGGCTTTCTGTATTCCGGCGGAGCCTTTCGTCCGTGGGTTTGAGTGCGAAGCGCATGGTACTTGCACACATCTTTTCCGTAATAGTCCCCGCTGAATGTGCATTTTCCGTGTTCCGGCGAAACCTCGTGCTCAACTGTGATGATTTTCATTTCGCTACCTCCGGCGGTTCAGGCAGCGGCATCCAGTATGGATAGTAATCAGGTCTGTTTGCCGTAAAGTACCACGGAGACATAGAGGCCGTCCATAAGTCTTTGTGCCACACGAGCACTTTGCCATCATGGTCTGAATCTTCCTTTTTCGGTGGGTCGGTCTTGGTATCATGCCACTGCATCCGGCGCACGAAGTCAACTACCATCTGGCTGGCCTCCCGGAGGGTCTTCGCTGCGGCCTCCTTGCCCTTGAAGCCATTGTAATACTCGACCTCGGCCAGAGCGTCCATATCGGTTTTCGGGTCGATAAAGCGCAGTGCTTCTTCCAGTGTCATTTTGAACACCCCCTTTTCAGACAGATCCATGGATAACCGTTTCTGCGCGGGCTATGCGTGTAAACCATCGTTGCGCTGCGGCAGAAGTGGTACTCTGCACATCCCGCACAAAAATCCTTGCGGTTCTCGTAAAGCGTTTTGACTTCATAGTCTGGCGGGGCATCAGGGCTGACTCTCTTGGAGTACATAAGCATACTGTCCCAGTAGAACCTGACCTCGTCGGCCTCTTCCTGCCGACTGATCTGCCCGGAAACATTGATTGCGACAAGCGCGATGGACAGCAGCACCGCGATGCCGATGCCGACCGGAATCACAATTGCCCAGTTCATTCTGTGTACCTCCGTGTGTCCTTGTTCCAGTGCAGCGTGATGGGATTGCCGCACTTGCAGGGAATGGTGATCTCCGGCTCCATGATGTTGGTCTTGCCTTTGGCCACCAGCCCGCAGCAGCCGCAGGCGAACTCATAGGGGGCAAGCCCCCTCTCAAGCGAGATCGTAGCCCCGCAGCGGCAGCCTATGGACATCTGCGGAACGTGGAGATATGTACCGAACTCCTTGCCGCAGCAGGGGCAGGTCAGGCGCAGAAGCCCCCGTGCGCCGGGCTCCGGCGGGCGATTACTCTTTCTCATGGTTGGCTCCTTTCTCGGTCTGAAACCGAATCACTTCCCGGAACAGCAGCTCATTGTTGTGCTCCGATTCAGTCATAAAATTGATGTACTCCCGGAACAGCTGGCGGTCATGCTGCTGCCGGCTGGTTTCGCCCAGCAGGGCACCGATAGCCACGCCCACGGCCAGCAGCGCAATGTTGATGAAGATCTGATCAGGCATTGTCATCACCCAGCACTTTCTCGATGAGGTCAAAGACCATTTCCCGGTCTTCGGTGGTCAGGAAGTCAGCCGACATGATTTCAAACTTGAGGCGGTCAGCGTATTCTTTCAAATCGCCCATGGTTTACTCCTCTCCCAGCTGGGCAAGGATCTCGTTGCCCTTGTCCATCAGTTCATCCCGCCGTTTTTTCTGCTCAGCCTCCAGCTTTTTCATTTCCGCCTGATACTTTTTCAGAGTTCCCGGCCGGAAATGCTTGCTCTGCCCCATACGGATTTTTGCGGCAATTTTCTTGTGCCGTTCAACGGTCTGGCGCAGTTCAGTGTCCGTGGTCAGAATCTGATAGCGATGGTGACAGCCGGGGCAGGTGAAATACTGCACCATGTAATCGCCGCTCCATGTGCTGCGGATGCCGGCTGTCTGGATGCTGAACGGTGTGCCGCAGCGGTCACACTTTACAAGGTCGGTCATTCGCCATACTCCTTTCTGCACAGCTGGAACGCATTGCAGTGGTCGTCGCAAGTTTTGCAGCACTTGTCGCATTCAGGGCGAGCAGCTTTGCACTTATCACAGGGGGCGTCCGCTTTGCTGCCGGATCCATACACCGCAAAAAGCTGGTGGGTGCCGTCCTGCAAGGCCTTTTCGTCATCGGCCATTTCATAGCCGAGGGCTGTCAGCAGTTCATAGGTGCTGTCGAGGTCGTCATTTTTGCGGTGAACGAACTTGCTTGCACCTGTCGGTCCATTCCATTCCGTGCTCCAATAGCCCTCACGACTACCGTCCGTCGCATCGAAGGCAACCGCCAAGAGAATCTTCTCCGGCTCGGTATCGTAAGCGTTGAACATTTTCAGGGCATCTTCCAATTCCGTGTCTTCCCGAATCTGCTCATCCAGACCGATGCCGAGCAGCCGCAACACGTTTTCGTCATCCTCCATGTGCCGATATTCGGTCAGAATCGGGGTGGAATAAGCCAAGATTTCCGGCAGGTGCTTTTTGCACTCTGCGGGAGTCAAGTCCTTCACGAAGTCCCAGCGCAGCTCGTACATGAGCTTCGTAACAGCGGCAAACTGTTCTCTCGCAAGCTGCTCGGTGGCTCTTGCGGCCTCCCTCGCAGAGTTGCTGGCATCCTCGGCTTCCGTATCGCGAGGTTTGTACAGGTCAATCTGATTTTCACTGACCTTATAGACATAAGCGATCTTGTCGGCATCTTCCGGCATGACGACTTCCTTTTTTGTGCCCCACTTTCCGTACGCATTTACATGCTCATGCGTCTGGTAGGAGGCCTGCGAATCTTCCGTAGCGAATTTTTTCAGCTGCTCAACCCATTCGGCCTTTTGGTGCTGCCATTTTTGCTGCTCCAGCGCATCCTGCATGGCCCGGTTGAAGTTCTGCGTACCGAGGGTTTCCAATACCCGGTTTCGGGCTTCCAAGTCCTCGATTTTGTCCAGCTGGGCGAAATCGGACAGGGTGGCACCGCGCTTTTCGGCTTTCTTGAAGCTGTCGCGGTCCAGTTCCAGCAGCTTGATGCGCCGCCGGATAGTGGACTGGGAGAATCCCGACTTGTCGGAGATCTGCTCCACTGTCTGCCCGAAGTCCATCATCATCTGGAAGCCCTGCGCCTGTTCGTAGACGGTGAGGTCTGACCGCTGCATATTTTCAATCATCATGGTCTGCATCTGCTCCCGCTCGTCCATCTCCACGATGGCGCAGGGCAGTTCGTACAGTCCTGCCTGCTGCGCTGCTGCTGCCCGGCGGTGGCCGATGATGATGGTGTAGTCCTCACTGGACCACACAGCCTTGGGTGTCCATGCTGCCGCTGCTGCGGCTGCATCCCCGCCCTCGTCAACGCACTTTGCGATGTACTCCCGGCTGTTGAGGTAGTGGCCGGGGATTACGGTCAAGTTCTGGTACACACCATTTTCCTTGATGCTGGCTGCAAGTTCGGACAAATCTCCCAGTTCTTTGCGGGGGTTGTCGGGGTGAGGGTACAACTGCCGAATGGGGATGTAAGTAATGTCTGCCATAGGGATACTCCTTTCTTATTTCGGGTTAGAAAAACGTGAGTTGCCCGGTTTTGGTTTCGTTAAAAGGCTCGTTTTCCGGGGCTTTAGGCTCATTTTTGATAGATTTTTGCAAATTTGCGGGCTTAATATCGGATTTTTCGATTTTTGCCGGTTCGCCTTTCGGTTCAAACAGCAGGTTCATCTGCGCTATCTGGCGGCGCATATACCACACATCGGTTGAGAAAAGCGGCATATACCAGATACGGTTTTGTGGTCCTGCGGGCAGCAATCCGCGGCTGTCGTAGGCCGTTGCCGGATTTACAAGTGTGTCACCGATGACTACATATCCAGCGCAGCCCATGAAGCTGCACTGGATGTAGCACATCAGCCCAACGATGAAGTCAATGTCTTGGGCTATGACAAGGACTTTGTTGTGGTAGCAGATATTCCGCCTTTTGCAGACGTTCAAAAAGGCAAGCAGCGTGGCCCCAGCACCGCAGGCCGGGTCAGATACCGAGATGAAGCCCTCCATGTCCGGGTGCAGCTTCGGGTCAAACGTAATCTCGGCCATGCAGCGGCACACATCGTAGGGAGTGAAGAACTGCCCGGCGTGGTCGTTGCCCAACTCGCACATCATGTACAGCGAACCGAGGAAGTCCTGGTCTGGATTCTGCTCCATGCCCATGATTACCTCGCCCAGCATTTCAGCCATGCCCTCCCGCTCCTTGGCGGAGTATTTGGAAACGATGGTCTGGTACATCTTGGTGCGCTCTGGGGCGTTTACCTTGTCCGTGCTGTTCGAGATCTCGATGGCCGTCAGGGTGACGAAGTCCTCCCAAATCTCCCAGCGGCTGTGCTTTCCAGTCAGGCTATTGAAGATTTTGAGGAAGTTCTTCTGGTGGTCATCCCGGATGCTGCGGGTCACTGCTGCCTTTGCCATAGGTTACTCCTCCTCGCTGTCAGCAGCGGCGATGGTGTAGTGACCGTTGGAGAACTCGATCACACCAGCGGATTCCATGTCATCTAGCAGGGCGATGGCCTTTTCTGCGTTCACGCCCATCTTTTCCTCCAACATGGCCTGCGTGATGCCGTTGTTCTGCCGGGCAATCTCGGTGGCCTGCGTCAGTTCATCCGAGGTGGGCTCGTCCTCCTCGTCATCCTCGACTTCTTCCAGCGGTTCGGCCTCCCCGGGGAGATTCGGCGAATCAGGCTCATTTCCCCGGGGCGCATCCTGCTGCCCACCGGATTCCGGAATGTCAGGCATCTTGTAGCCGAGAGCTGCCAGCTTTCCACCCTCGACCAAATCCCGGAAGAAGAACTGGAGCCAGAGGTAGTGCATATTCTTGAAGATGTTCTTGATTTTGTTGAACAGGGTGTCGGAGATGGTGAACGTCTTGCTCATGCGGTAGGTCAGGTTGCCGTCCTTGACGGTGAACAGGATGGATGCGCCCGGTGAGATGTAGTTGTCCTCGGTCGCTTCTTCCAGCATCGACATCTGCTCACCAACGCCGCCCAACGGACGGATAACCAGCTTGATGGGGTATGCGTTCTTGATGAACACATAACTCAGGTTGTTGGCCTCGCAGATGCCCTTGAGTTTTTCACGGTAGACTGCGAAACGTGCGGATTCAGACAGAGAATTATCCATGATGAAGCTCCTTTCGAGTAGCTTTTAAGTAGTCGAAAATTTATAGTCGTTCTCCCGGTTCTCGATGGCGGTCAGACCCAGTGCGTAGGCTGCCCACACATCAGCCTTGAAGCCATAGAAGAAATCCGGGGCTTTCTTTGTGCCCTTGCCGTTTTTTAGGTCATGGGCTGCAAATCGGTCAATCAACGCCCGCCGGATGGCGGTGTCGTTGGCTCGGCTGTCGTGGCAAATGTGCTTTTTCTCCTCGATGCGGCACATCATCCGCACCGGGCACCGGGACGAAAGCATCTGATAGAACCGGCCGATCCAGACCGTGGTGTCGAAAACGTCCCGACCAACGGACATTCCGTAGGAGGCCACCATTTCGATGACCGCCCACCGCCATCCCTGCTCGGCAGCCGATTCCAGCTTTTTCAGCAGTTCCTCGTTGTCGATTTTGCCGAACTCCAGCGGCCGGAGCGTTTTCTGGTCAATCACGCAGTAGCCAGACTGCACATTGCCGGGATCAATAGCGATGATGGGCATCACAGGTACGACCTCCCGAATTCTTTGATGAACTGCGCTTCCGGCCACCCGTAATACTCCATAGCCTTTTTCTGTGCCCACTTTTTCAAGCGGAGGTCTGCCTCCCGGTTGGTATGTACGGCAGTCACGCCGTTCTGGTGGCACCAAGGGCAGAGGTTCGCCCACAGGCCAAGCCGCTTGCTCTTATCCCGGTACGATCCGAAAAATACTTCGTGCCGGGCGGTGCGATACCGCCCACAAATCAGACAGGTGGAGCTCTGGCTGAGGATGCTGGGTGCATAGCCATTGCTGTCCAGCTTCTCGCCGTATTCATTTTGTGCCATATCAACGTCTCCTCCTGCGTTCAAAAGACTGCTGGGAAACCTGCTGCATAATCAGCTGAACCTTGTCCTGCACACCCTGCTCAGCCAGTACGTTGACGGGCTGCGCAGTAGCTGCGATACGTCCAAGGGTCTGTGCTCGGACACGCTTGATAAAATTCAGCTGCTGCTTACGGAACTCCTTGTCCACTTCCGCAGCATCCTTGCTGCCATCAATATCAGAAACTTCCATTTCCGGGGCTTGCATAGCCTCCGCAGCGCAGCGGCGCAGCTTTTCCATCGCAACGTCCAGACCATCCTCATGCCCCCACTTGTTCAGCTGCTCATAGTTGGCATGGCTTTCCTTGCGCAGCCGTTCCAAGCGGTCTGGACCATAGTGCAGCACATCAATAACCGCCTTGGCGTAAACCTGCCAAGCAATTTTGGCAGCCCTGTCGCCAGCAATGCGGTACTGCTGCTCTTTGCGTCCACGAGGCAATCTCACCATCGGGATTCGGTAATCGGAAGAAACGTATCCAGCCAGCCAGCTTTCCCGGATGGCCTCTGCCTTGTCCTTGGAGGGTCTGCCATAGGCATCCGGGGTCATAATGACTTCGGTGTTCTGGTTCTCCAACTCGTCAATTCTAGCTTTAATGCGCTCCAGTCTGGTTTTGCCGACACCGAACTCCTGATGCAGCGCAATGGTGGTGCACAAACCCACGATTTGTCCGACCGCCTGTCTGGTGTCGTCCATTTCGGTCTCAAACGGCTTTTTCACGGTTCAACACCTCCCGAAATAATCCAGACCCGGCGGGAGCCCCACCCAGACCAGCTTAGAGCCTCTGCATGGGTGTTTACCGCCACATCCAGCTTGTTACCTTTTACCGCGCCGCCAGTGTCCTGAACGACCCGGAGGCCTACACCCTCGACATAGATCACCGTGCCGTAGGGCAGAACGCTGGTGTCGGCAGCTACGGTCACGCCCGGCTGCACCTTTGCGCCGCTGGATGTGATGCCGTGCCCCTCGCCACAGATGTGGGCGTATTCTTCGGCACAATAGGCCGTGCAGCTGAACGCCCCGGCGTATGTAAGAGTCAAATCGGTCTGGGCGTTCAGTTCTGCGGTCAGCTTGTCTACCTCGGTTTGGAGCTGGTCAATGGTTTCATCACGTTCTCCGGCCATGCGCTCCCAGTTGGATGACTTGCTGGCGTAGATATCCCGCTCGGTTTCCAGATCGTTCACCCGCCGGGAGTAGGCCGTGCTTGTGAGAATGCAGCTAACCATCGCACACGAAACGCACACGATCAGGCTGCGAAGCGGTCTTTTCGACCTCATGCCGTGCCACCTCCAATCTGTGCCGGGGCCGTCCCGCCGGGCAGAGCCGGGGGCTGCAAACTCTCAACCGGGGCATCCTGCACAGCCCGGTCAAAGCCCGGCCGGACGAACTGGCGCAGATCCGCGCTGCTGCGGCTGCTGAAAATCTCCGACAGGTCTGCCGGGGAGCCAGCCCACCGCTGCACCACCATCGGGAGGGCGGCGAAGATTTTCGCGTTTTCCTTTTTGAAATCTTCGCCTTTCAGCTTGCGCCCATCGGGGGCAATGAATCCGCCGTGGGTCTGGTAGTACAGATTTGCCTCGATTTTCCGGGCAGCTGCCGCAGCCTGCGCCCAGAGGTCGTTCGCCGAGGGCTGCTGGGCTGACAGCAGCTTTTTGATTTCAGCGCACCAGTCCACAATCAGCTGGTTCTGGAATCTGCACTGTGTAAAGGCCGTATACAGTGCCTTTTCCACAATCTCGTCCGGGATGGCGCCGAACGCCCGGATGTAGATTTGTGTGTCAGCCCTGCGCTCCTCCAAGCTGCGGGCGCGGCCGTAGTGGTCATCGATGACCACCAGCAGCTCACGCAATTTCGTATCGGTCATGTTGTCGAGCCTCCTAAAAGTTCTCCGAAAATTTCATCGTAGTCATCGGCAGCAGAACGCTTTGGCTGCTGACCCGCCGGGGGCTTACGCCGCTGGTCGCGGGCTTGCACATCGCCAAGGGTTTTCACGCCCTCATTCTTCCATGCTTTCAAGATGCCGTTGACGTAGTTCCATTTATGTACGCCAGACAGTGCGGCTTTTTTGATAGCCAGCAGGATGAGGTCATCCGTGAAAATCTGCCGCCATTGGAGCAAGGAATCCTTTGCGGCCGGGGGAAAGCTGCCGATGTTGTCCTCGAAAGACCGGACAATCTCGGCCAATCCGGGGTCGGCAGCCGGAAAACCGCCGCTGCCGTTATCTCTTACTCTGTTCTCTATCTCTTTATCTTTCTCTTTCTCTTTATCTATCTCTTTCTCTATGGGGAGATTTTCCCCAGTGGTATCCCTACCACTTTCCCCAATGGAAAGAGGAGAATTTGCGGCTTGTAGTGTCTGCCTGCGCTTCTTGGCCGCCCAGTCAGTTTCACTGCCTATCATTTCCGAATAATCGGAAATCGACAGCGTTCCGTCTGGGTTTTCAAAAACAAGGCCGATTTGCTTGTACACCTCAAGAGCCACACGGACGGTTGCCAGAGAAAACCATTTGCATTCTCTCTGAATCTTTTCAACATCATAGGGAATGAGCATCTCTCCGATTTTTGACACCAGACAGCCGCCCGTGTTTATGGTTTTGAGGCAGAGCATTTGATAGAGAACAACATAGTTGGCACCATCTGGCTGGCTCATCAGGTAGTCGATTGCGTCCGAGGACATGAAGCTATCTTTGAGTTTTATCCAGTAGTACCGCTTACCTGTTGCCATCATCAGACCTCCTTAGAACGGCAAATCGTCCGTATCGTCAATCTCGGAGAAATCATCGGGATTGCCCTGCGAGTAACTGGGTTGTACAACTTCAGGAGCAGCTTCTGCGCTCTGCCACTGCTGCCGCTGGCTCTGGGTGGAAAATCCCATCTGCTGGGGCTGCTGATTCTGATAGGGCGGCTGCTTGTAGCCCGGCGGCGGCACCTCACCGCCATCATCCACTCGCTGCTCCGTTTTTTGACCGCAAAAGTGAATCTTCTGGACCACAAACTCGGTGGCGGTGCGCTTCTGACCGTTCTTGTCCTCGTAGGAGCGGGTCTGGCACTGGCACTCCACAAGAGCCGTGCTGCCCTTGCGGAAATACTCGCAAACGAACTCTGCCGTTTTACGCCATGCCACGAAATTCAGCCAATCGGTAGCCCGCCGGCCATCCTGACCAACGTTATCCCGGTCAACGGCCATGCGAAAGCTGGCAACTGTCAGGCCGCTTTGTGTGGTCCGCATTTCAGGATCAGCAGCGAAGCGGCCCTGAAATGTGCAATTATTCAGCATCGGTGTCCTCCTGCTTGGTAATCAGCTCCGGATGAACTGCAAGCATCAAATCCAGCACAAAGTTACCAATGTCGTAAACGCTGCCGCCTGCACCCTTGTGATAAATGAGGCTGAGTTCGGCCTGCTTCTGTAGCAGTTCCTTGTACTCCTCAACCGGGATAGCGATGGTCTGGACGTTCAAATCTTCCATAACTGGTTCCTTTCTTCTCGCATGATGCGGACCACCTTGCGGCACTGGTCCACATCGAACATTCCAATATGCGTAAATTCAATCGGGGTGCCCATCTTCTCGGACAGCCAGCGGTAGGCCTCATTCCGGCGGCCACGGTAGGGACCGTATTTCCAGAGCGGGTCAAATGCTGCATGAGCTGCCTTTTTCCAGTTGCGCAACTCCGAATTTGCCAAGCGGCCAAGGGGTTTGTCAGACCCCTTGTGTACGCCGACATAGGCGCCGCAGCGAGGGCAGAGGTAAATCATGCCGAAGCTGTGGCCGTGGTAAACCACCGAACTGTCTACGAAGTCTGCGGGCGTTCCGCAGTAGTCGCAGATGACGATTCGGCCTTTCATCGTGACCATTCCTCCTTGTACCGGGCCAACTGCTCCGGGGTATCCGTCTCGATACCCAGAGCCTTGGCTTCATCAATCGCACCGTCAATCAGGTGTGAAAATTCTTTCGTGTCCATCTTGCTGGTGTCCTTGTAAACCAAGTAGCAGTTGAACCATTTTCCGTCCTCTTCCCGCACATCAAAGCAGCGGGTGTATTTGTAGAGGTCGTGAACATCCACGCTGACCGGAAGTTTGAAGCCCACGGTGCAGCCATCCTTATCTCTCGCAACCGTGCCGTAGGCCACAACCAGCCGTTCTTTCACAAGGTCGTCCGATTCGCCAGTTTCGGCGGCGATCTTGTTGACCAGAACATGGAAGTAGGCGTTTGCACTGTGGCTGCGCTTCTCCCTGTGCTTTTTGACTTCCACATCCAGAATCGGCTCCAGATGCAGCTTGTCCCAGATTTCTCGGAAGTCGCCGTTGAGTTCCAATGTGACACGCTGCTTTCCGCCAAGGGTAAAAGCCATATCCACCAGCCGCCCGGTCATGTGATATCCTCCTTGTCCTGATGGCAGTGCATATAGATGTACGCACTGTTTGACCCCATGTTGGCATAGAGCCAATCATTGATTTTTGCAACGCTCATGTGGTCGCGCAAGACATGTTTTTCATAGATATACTCACCAGTCAGCTTTTTCTCAGCGATTTTTGCCTGAATCTCCTCGTCCTCGTAGTTGGCTTCGACCATGTAGAGGTCATAGTTCGGAGCGGCTATACCGTTCAGATTGTTCATGTCGGTGCAGTAGAACAGCTTTCCGGCGGGGAGCCAGACCTTCCATCCGCAGTTCGGAACATTGTGCTTCACCATGTTCGGAATGACATTGCAGATGCCGTAACCGTACATAGTTCCCGGTGTCAAAACATCAATCTGGGAAATTGGCACCCCTGCATCCACCAGCGGTTTGCACAACCAGTCACAGCAGGCGAATCGCAGTGTTGGGCGATTGGATGCCAATAGTCGAAGCGTTGACGGCTGGAAGTGGTCACAGTGGATGTGGGTCAAGAGAACCAGCTTCAGAGTTTTCCATTCTGCGGCCAAAGCCTTGAACGGAACACCGCAGTCAATCAGAATCTCATGCTCAATCACCACGGCGTTTCCCTTGCTGCCTGTTGCGATGATGTTGTAGCCGATCATAACGAGCTGAGGTCAACAACCTCTTCGACGGCAGTGGGCTCGCCCTGCGAAATATCACTGTGCGGCAAGGCCTGTCCTGCGTCCACTTCGGGCTTTCCAGTATGAAGTTCTGGCTGTTCCTGTGCGTCAGACATGACCTCCTGCGTAGTAAGGATTTCGCCATTATCTGCTACCGCTGCCACGGCATTATCGCTTTCCAAAGCCTTGGTCATTTCGATGCTCATAACACCCCAGCGAGAAATAAGCTGTCGAAGCATGGTTTTCTTTGCCATGTCATCGAACGACTTATACCAAAAGGACGAATACTTCCACATTTCACTCTCCGGGATTTTGCCAGCCAGCAATTCCTCGTACTTCTGCCGACTGAACGCCTTGGAGTAGGTATCTGCGTGGTTCATCATTTTTTCCTTGGACCAGTACAGCACCTTGCGGAAACCGTTCATGTACTCAAAGTAAGCCATGTAGCCAACGGTAGGCAGCGCATCTCGCAGATCATCGTCCTCGATGAACTGAAACTTGGGCTTGCCGGTCATCGAATCTTTGCCCAAATACTCGCCCTGCTTAATCTCGGTAACATCGAGATCCGCATACTGGCCGCTGCGCAGGGCCAGCTGGATATAGCCCTTATAGCCCAAAACAAAGGTAGCCGTAACGCTCTCCGGGCGAATCATCCTGCCGCTGCGGTCATACTTGGCTTTCTGCTTGAAAGGCACGAGGTAGTACTGCCCCAGCTGAGGGGACGGGCTGAGGTTCAGGCTTTCGCCCAGCAGGGCACCGGCAAGAATCGTGCCGGCATCGCATTCCTGCAGGGCGGGGTTGACGGCCACCGCCGAGGTGATGCTGGCCGTAAAGCGGCGGGCGCGGGCGGGGTCGCGCAGGGTGTTGGCAATCAAAGACTGATAGCCCTTAGTGGTTATCGCCACAGAAAACTTAGGCTTCTGCTGCGCTTGCAGCTGGTTGTTATACGTTGCCATATTCGATACCTTCCTTTTCAAGATAATTTTTCAGGCCGATAAGCTGTGCTTTCGTGCCCTTTGCGTAGAAGCGGGTCATCAGAATGGGTTCCGGCTTGGGCTGCGAGACCGGTTCGGCATCGGGCTGCACAGGCATTTCCGGGTCTACTGAAATTTCCTGCGCTGGTTCAGGCTGCGTCTGGGCTGCTGCGGCAGCAGCGGCGCGAACTTTTTCTGCCGCAGCTTCACGTTCTGCCTGCCTGACACGGCGTTCTTCTTCCAGCCGCCGCTGCTCTTCGAGAGCCTTGTGACGGTTATCCACAACTTTAATCGCTGTGGGCAGGTCGAGGTTCTTCCGGTATTCCACCATGACCTCCGCAGAACTTTCCATAGCGTCGATTGCAGTAACATCGGACACGATGCCATCCACAAACGCCTTTGCCTGTTTTTTCAGAGCAGTGACGCTGTCGCTCATGTTGACTTTCGGCCGGTAGGTCAAGTCATCCATCCAGTCAATACCTGCGGCCGCCACCAACTCGTTGTAATACTCCTGAACAGCATCCGTCTTCTGCGCCACGATACCGGAAGTAACGTCCGTGATTTTCCGCTTCAGTTCTGCGTCTGCGGTCTGGAACGGCACCGTTATACACTCACGATAAACCTTTTCAAACTCGGTATACGGCTCAAGGATTTTGTCCTTGACAGCAATGCGCTGAGCTTCGTATTCCTTGAATTCCTTGGTCAGCTGTGCGCGAGCATCCTTGACGCTCTTATAAGTCTGCTCTGTGCAGACCAGCGAGAGCGCGTCAGCCGTGCGCTGCTCGATGTCAGCCTTTACGCTGTGCAGCCGCTCAACGATGATGGGCAACTGCTGCAGTTCGATAACCTGCAATGCGGTTTCCTGTGCCATGTGGCATCCTCCTTTTACTTTCCGAAAACGATGGTTTTCCCGGTGTCCTTATTCAGGAGCACCATGCCGTTCGGGATATCCCGAACCCAGAGATACGCGGTGCAGTCCCAACCGGCAGCAGAGAGGGCTTCTTTCTGGCGGCGGGTCAATTTCTTGGCTTTCAAAAAATCATCTCCTCATCGGTCTTGTTGACAGCGATGTTCAGCGTGATGGTCTCCCGGCAGCGGCGGCCGAAGTTGCCCTCCGAGCCGAACATCTTGGTTTTCTCGAACTCCTTTGCGCTATACACGCTGGCACAGTTGAGAACATTGGGAATGCGGTCAGGGTGGACTGCCCGGAACGCCTGACACGCCATGTGGTAGTTGGGCGCCCAGACCACCGTCCATCCTCCACAGTACGGCTGATCATCATCTGAGCCGTATGTGAAGTAGAATTTTTCCAGATCCATCACTCAGCCTCGCTTTCGTTCTTGATGCAGATACCGAGCGCAGAGAACAAGAGCATCAGGCCAGCTTCATCTCCGTCATCCAGGCTCATAAAGTCGAGTTCCCCGGCCACAAAGCCCTCACGGAGAATCACAGCGGTGCCCACAATGGGATGACCATGTTCCGGCGTACCGTAGAGAATGCTGGCAATGCTGTTGATGGCGTAGCCTTTCAGCAGTCCCTCATCATCAATCACCATGCACAGTCCTTCCGGCAGATACTTGGGATGAACCACCTCGATGCAACCGCCGACCTCTTTCTGGAGGTTGTCCAGCAGCGGTTCGCCGAAGTCCTTGAACTGCATCTGATTCTCGGTGTTGATTGCCAAACCTTTCATAAAAATCGCTCCTTTCTGTTTGTAGGCAAAATCAAGCATAAATGAATTTCTTCGCATTGCAGTTGCTTTTCTTCGCCTTTGCGTATCGATGCGTCTCGGCTCGGCTCGTCGCCTTGCCTTCGCCATGCCATGGCTGCGCCTTCCATTTCAGTTCGCCGCCTTTGTCGTTCTCAGCGTGTCGAAGCCGCTCCTTGCCATTGCGTTGCGGAACACCGCAAGGCTCCACTTTGCCATCGCTTATCGCCTCGATGCGGAACTATGCCCTTGCGTTTCATTTCATGGCGTTACAGAGCTCTGCCCTTGCCGCGCCTTTCCTCTCTAGGCAATGCCCTCGCTTTACTCTGGTACGCTACGTTTTGCCTAGCCCTTGCAAGGCTCATCGCATCCATACGAAGCAATGCCGTTGCTCTTCTACTCGAAACGGTGCTATGCAGTTGCAGCACAAGTCATGTCGATGCTCTGCCACTGCAAGGCGTTACAGTTCGTGGCTAAACCACGCCATCGCATTACTCGGTGATTTCATAGGAGAAACGGCCTTTGCCGGAATTACGCCACTGGCCGATACCGCGCAGGGCGCCATAGTTCAGCCATTCCAAAACAGCCTTTTCGTGAGAATCGTCCATCAGCAGAATTTCAAACTCACAAGTGGAGCCAGCAGGGATTTGCTCACTGTTCGCAAGGCTTACACGCTCGCCCTGTGCGGTTTGGGCGCGAAGCGGACGCTGGCACTCGGTCATTTCGCCATTGAAATGAATGGGAATCATGCGCGGCTGAACGAAAATCAGGCCATCAATAACCTTTTTGTAGGCAGTGATCTTGCCGGATTCGTTCACGGCCTTTTTCTTGCCAGTTTCGGTCTTACCGCCGATTCTGGAGAGCATACCGCAGGAATCCTTGAAGAAACCCTTGACCTGATAGTCATACAAAACAGGCTCGCCCTTTTCGTTGCGAGGGAACACCGTCATGCCCTTGTCAGCCACGGCATCTGCACCCAGCGCAGCCACTTCATCCTCAACGGTTGCGGCATCCGGGGACTTGCTGGCAATGAACTCGCGGGCAATGTTCTGGTTGCTGGGCCATGTGCCAAGCACGGGCTCAACAAATGTCAGCTTGACTTTGATTTTTTTCATACGATTACTCCTTTTCCGGGAAGCATTCGTTGACTTCCCATGCGTCTGCGGCCTCTATGCAGCGGTCGCAGCCTACGATTGTTCCATCCTCGGCGCGATAGATGGTATCGCACCGCTGGTGGCAGATGGGGCACACAGGAGGGTCAGGGTAGCCAGCCTCCGCATCAGTCCTTGGATACAGCATCCAGCACCTCCCGGAGCGTCCGGCCCATCCAGCGGCCTACACCGTCCAATGCACCGTTGCTGTCCAGCCAGACGAACAGAGCTGCAATGGCGGCAGTCAGAACGAACTGCGCCGCCGGGAGCCGGGCTGCTGCTTGTTCTGCGGTGATGCCGTACATGGCCATCAGAATCTTAATCATTCTTATTCTCTCCTTTCTTTCTCTGCTGGTAGGCCTCCCACTCGGCATCCAATATCGCCCGCCCATTCGGCATGGCAATGATGTTGAGATAGAGTTGCTTGCAGCCTCGTGCCAGCATTTTGGCAGTTTCAGGGCTGATTTCATCCAAGTGGATGTGTGGAATACTATCCATGTGAACCTCCGTTGTTCAGTTTAACTGAACTTACAGGGCAAAAAAATAATCTGGGATGTCCGACACTTCGATTTTTAGTGCCTGACACGCAGCTTCGATTTCGTCCTGTTTCCAGTCAACCTTACCGTTGAGTTTGAGAGAGGTGGTGCGGTCCGACCATCCCATACTCTTGCCAAATGCCCCTCTGGTTCCGAAAATCTCAACGATTCGGCCCAGCAGCTTGTTATAGCTTCTCTGCATCGTTTTCACCTCTTTTCCGTTCGGTTCAGTTTAACTGAACTGTTCACACTTTACCACAACGATTTCTCCTTGTCAATACAAAAATTCACTTTTTTTGAACTTTTGGGCTGGAATACTTGAACTTTTGTTTATACCATGATATGATGTAACCATACCGGAGGTGAACCAAATGAAGCCATCAACGACCGCAGAACGTCTGCAAGAAGCTATGAATATCAGAGGTCTGAAACAGGTTGATGTTTTGAGGCTTGCAGAGCCGTACTGCCGCGCTTACGGTGTCAATCTTGGAAAAACCGCTTTGACCCAATATGTTTCAGGGAAAATCGTTCCTCGGCAAGATAAGCTAACCATCTTGGGATTAGCCCTTGATGTTTCAGAGGTATGGCTGATGGGATACGATGTTCCCATGGAAAGAAAAACTGCGCCCATCCCCATGGAAGAGGATGAGCGCAGCAAAGAGTTCGTCGAACTATTTAATCAGCTCAGCACCGAGCAGAAAAAGGCCGTTCTATATGTTATGAAAGGCTTTTTAGAAAAGCAATGACACGTTCTTGATCTTCTGCTGACAGATGCAAGAACAGTTCAAGTGCCAGCATGGCGCGAAGCTGCTCTCGGACATCATCGGAATCGATGGAAACGTCCATAATATTCCGCTCCTTTCTGTAAAATTACTGCCAGCAGTTTATCTGATTATACCAGAATAACATACGGTTTTCAGCCGTTTGTAAAATAATGCCAGAATACGATGAATAATTATGATTTTGACTACAACTGGCAACGTGCAGGGTAAAAACGTAACGGAATAGGTGATTTCTTATGGATTTGAAAGAAATTGCACTTCACTTGCAAGATTTTAGGAATGTCTATGTGACAGGGAATCCCGCCATGTTGAGGAGCCGGACGGATTTTCTTGATATTTTTTCAGCGTATGGTCTGGCCGCAGACATGAGCGTGTCAAAGAAGACCGGGCTTTTAATCGTGTGCAGTGACCCGATGCAAAAGAAAATCGACAGAGCTGCCGCCCTAAACATTCCAATCATTTCAGAACAGCAATGGTTTGAACTTATGCCGGAACTAGAAGCCCTCGGAATGTGGAATGGAAAGCCAATTCCGTTTGCGGATGACAATGGCATCTACCGTTTTGATGTGGGTGGTGTTGGATAATGGCAAAAAAGAAGAAGCCCGCCGGGGGCAACGCCATCATCTATGCCCGCTACTCGTCCCATAACCAAAGGGATGTTTCCATCGAACAGCAGATTGAGGCCTGCCGGAAACACGCTGCAGAACTTGGGCTGACCATCACCGACACCTACGAAGACCGCGCGATCAGCGGCCGCACCGACAACCGTCCGGCGTTTCAACGGATGATGCGAGATGCCGAGGACGGAAAGTTTCAATATGTCTTGGCGTGGAAGTCCAACCGCATGGGTCGAAACATGATGCAGGCCATGGTCAATGAATCCCGCCTGATGGATTGCGGTGTAAAGGTGTTCTACGCCGAGGAGGATTTTGACGATTCGGCCGCTGGGCGTTTTGCCTTGCGCAGTATGATGAACGTCAACCAGTTCTACTCGGACAACTTGGCCGAAGATGTGCGCCGTGGCCTGATGGACAACGCCAGCAAGTGCATGGCGAATGGCCGGCAGCCGCTGGGCTACAAGCGTGGCGAAGGTGGCAAGGTTGTTGTTGATGAACCCGCAGCAGCAATCGTCCGGGAGATTTACACTCGTATTGCTTCTGGCGAAATGTTTATGGACATTGCCCGCGATTTGAACCGCCGAGGGATAAAAACGCAGTCCGGCAGCGAATGGAACAAAAGCAGCTTCAAGGTTCTGTGCCGTAACGAGCGATACCGTGGAATTTACATATACGGCGATACCCGCATCGAGGGAGGCATCCCGCCTATCGTTGACGATGTTTTGTGGTACAAGGTGCAGGAGGTTCTCAAGGTGAAAAAAAGCAAAAATAGGCACCACTGCCCCAGCGATGAAGATTACCTCTTGACTGGAAAACTGCGGTGTGGGAAGTGCGGCGGCTACATGATCGGAATGTCCGGCAGGTCAAAGACCGGGGATGTGCATCATTACTACGCCTGTCAGAATAGACGTGTCGGCCATACCTGCGACAAGAAGAATATCCGCCGGGATGTTGTCGAGCCAGCGGTGGCACAGGCCATCAAGCAATATTGTCTGACAGATGACGCAATCGAGTGGATCACCGACCAGACTATTGCTTACTGGGAGGACGAGGACAGAAAGCTCCAGATTGACTCGATTGAAAACGATCTCTCTGCTGTGCAGTCTTCTATCTCGAACGTGATGAAAGCCATTGAGATGGGCGTTATCACTGAAACGACCCGCGACAGGCTTATCGAACTCGAACGGCAGCAGACCGACTTGAAATCGAAGTTGGCACTTGCCAAAGAGGAAATCGTCCACGTTGACCGTAAAGATCTCATTTCCAGCCTGTTGGCTTTCAGGCATGGAAATGTTCATGACCGGGCATATCAAGAAAAATTATTCAATGCTTTCTTGATAGCCGTTTATGTCTACGATGATGACCATTTGAAGCTGGTGTTTAACAGCTTCGGAAAAGACGATACCGTAAACATCGCCCTTGACCTTGGAGAAAATGACGATAATTCAGGACTTTCGGATGTATCAAAAAGTTCGCCTATACTCTCCAACGGTCAACCAAAAAG